GGTGAACGCACTATGGCGACGCTGGGGCGTCTTATGAGCCTGCTGTCACCCTTTGACGTGGTGATATGGATGACGGATGGCTGGCCGCTGTATGAATCCCGCCTGAAGGGAAAGCTGCACGTAATCAGCAAGCGATATACGCAGCGAATTGAGCGGCATAACCTGAATCTGAGGCAGCACCTGGCACGGCTGGGACGGAAGTCGCTGTCGTTCTCAAAATCGGTGGAGCTGCATGACAAAGTCATCGGGCATTATCTGAACATAAAACACTATCAATAAGTTGGAGTCATTACCTTAGACCTGAAGCACTATCAATGATCTCACTCCAAAATAAATTACCGAGGTCAAAGACAGCGAGTCTCTGTTCAATAAGATTCCTGATTAGATTATCCTCAGGCCTTGTGAACGGTATAATATCGTCAAATCGTCTATATAAGGCGCGATCTAAAAGCTCTGGATGATTGGTTGCAGCTAAAACTATGCTCTCAGAATCATCCTGCTCTACAAACATTAAAAAAGAATTTAAGACCCTACGAATTTCTCCAACGTCATTCTGAGCGCCACGCTGAGTTCCTATAGCATCGAACTCGTCAAAAAAATATACAGCTCTTGTTTGCCGTATGTGGTCAAAAATTAAACGCAGCTTAGCTGCAGTTTCACCCATATAGCGAGTGATTAGATTATCTAAGACGACTGTATAAAGTGGTAGCTTTAACTCTGTAGCAATGACTGATGCGGACATTGTCTTACCAGTACCGGGAGGACCAGTGAAAAGAATTTTTCTTCTTGGAATAAGCCCAAACTCAGAAAGTTTATCTTTCTGTTTTTGTTCAAGCAGAACCTGATTCAATCTTTCCCTAACGCTTCCAGAAATCACCAGATCTTGAAGATGTACTGGCTTGTTCGTTTGCTCAAGTAACCCCTTAAGATCACCATCAGGCTGCTTAACAAATGGTGTAAGTCGTTTTTCAACTAAACCTACAGAACTCGTTGTTTTCTGATTTTTATCAACTAAGTTTTTTATATCATTAGCAAGCTTATGATGACCTTGCCTTGCTTCCTTAGCTGCCACCTGCAAAGCAATAGAAAAGAAACGCTGATCATCACGATCAACGTGGCTTTTCAATAAAGCTTTGATCTGCTCTGCAGTAGCCATAACCCCTCATACTCCCTTGTTCTCTTGTTGCAAAGTTTACTATAAATTCATTTAGTTCGACATCGTTACCTACCTGCTCATTACAGGAAAGTAATACCTTCATGAGCGTATCATCAATGATCAAAGTGTAATCAAACACCTAGGCATAGTACCTTCACTACGTGAACTGTATCACTCATTGTTATGTAACCTGAGTGTCCCTTTCTGGCACTTAGCTCTATCGGATAATGTATTTAAGCTGTTAATTTATAAGATTTTTCATCACTAAACTGTCTTTCATGCAACGCATCGATAAGGTCAACACATTACGTTTATAAGGAAGTAGTTTGTTTAGCGTAATGATGCAAATGCTGACCAATTAGCTTTGCCACAATTTTGCCACACCTACAACGCGCAAAATTGCACATTAGTGTTGAACAAAGCAAAATACTGCAATAGTAACTTGATGATTTTACGAGAAAAGATGGTGCCGATAATAGGAGTCGAACCTACGACCTTCGCATTACGAATCATAAGAATCCGCTTCTAATTCAAAGTATTACCCCATCAACACTGCGCTCACACGTCCCACCACATCAAAACATGTAAAGCCTTGCAAGCCATTGTGAGGCCTTATGTGTCTCAGTTTTGTCCCACTACGACCTGCACAGAAAATAAGAAAATAGCGGTGATATCAAACAGTACAGAAGTCTTTTTTCTTTCAAATGGAGAAACTGATTAACCCGTTTAATTGTACTCCTCATGGGTAATCAGCAGTCCTCAGAGTAATGGAATGGCAGAAAGGTTCGTGAAAACGATGAAGGAAGACTACATCGCGTTCATGCCGAAACCGAATATAAGAACGGCATTGCATAATCTTGCAGTGGCGATCGAACATTACAATGAAAACCATCCGCACAGTGCGTTGGGTTATCGCTCTCCGCGAGAATATCGACGTCAGCGGGTAACGTTAACTTAAGATACACCCCCTGTCTGGAAATAAGGGGGCAAGAACAATGATTAGATTCCCTGGTGAGTAAGAATTTTACTTTCTGAACTCCTCGGAGAGTATTGACTTGGAGAAACACCAAAATAACGTCTAAATACATAAGTAAAGTATGAGACACTGGCATAACCACAGACCTTAGCTACTTTACTAATAGGATAACAACGAGTGCTGAGTAAATATTCAGCCATTTGCATCCTCTCATCAAGTAGGATCTTACTGAATGATACCCCCTCTTCTTTCAATTTCCTCTTTAGTAAACTTTCGCTGAGATATAATCTTGATGATATATCCTTAAGATGCCATGGTGCAGATAAATCCGTATGAATAATCGTTTTAACTTTAGCCCCTGTGCTTTTCAAACATCCAAACAGAAATACTCCAAATTGTTTTTCAGAAGAAAATGCAGAGAGACATGTAAAAGCAATAGACTCATCAAAAATTTCTATATATTCAGCACAGTGATTAGCCCAACTAATTAATCCTTTAATTAAACTGAAGTCAGCAAAGTTTATTTTTAAATAAGATGGATATTCCCTACAATCAGAAATATCCCTTAAGTTATTAGCTTTCAAATAGCGACTAATAAACTCAGCGCCAAAATCCGCCACTATCACTCTTTCAGGATATGTCAGGAAAAAATCTCTATAGCTAGAGTCGACAAGTACAGATAAACCTCTATCCAGAAACACACTCTCTTTTCCGAAATAAACATCAAAGGACTCCAAAATCAATATAACTGAACATGTAGTTGCCATATCATCCACCCAATTTAACTGAAACCAGGATGAAGTATATGCATATAAAGTTCACTTTGCCAAACTTCAGTATAAAAAACCACATAAAAAATAGGGTGTGATAAAAAATACCGTAAAAATAAAGTAAAGGATTATAAATTCCGTTACAGTTACAAATGATACTAAAGAAACAATTCCTTAGAAAACCTTATTTACAGCCAATAAGTAAGACACTTATATGATATCAAGTTTTCATAAAACATAACTAGGCTAAATAGCTGCGCCTAATACCGCTACACTTTTGCCAGCCCATGTTTGCCTCCGGGTATTGACCCCTTCTCTACGCAACTTCAGTTCCCACCACCAACTTTGCGGCAGCTTTGTAGGATCAATGTCTAAAAGAATAATGGTGACCGATAAGAAAACGACTGAATAACTGCAGATTTTCGCTCGAAACCTTCCTGTCAGATCCATAGCGAATCAAGTGCTGAATGTCACAGTATCGAACAGAAAACAGTGACGATCTAACCCTTCAAGAATATTCTACGATTGTTCTGTTTAGGAAAAGCAAGGCGGGAAGTCGGGAGATAAGTCATTGATAAAGTGGCGGAGAGAGGGGGATTTGAACCCCGGTAGAGTTGCCCCTACTCCGGTTTTCGAGACCGGTCCAATCATCAAACGAAACATAAAATTAATTCACATTATGAGGAAAAGTATCTTTTTTGTACTATGTAAATTCAAAGAGTTAGCCTCATTTCCCCGATGGTTTTCTCAACACTACTGGTTGTGAGCCCTTGCAATGTTCATTAATATACGTCTCACAAATAATTCATAGATATTGCAAAATGGATATTACTGAGTTTCCTTCTGGAGTAATTGAACACCTTGGCTGGTATGTATACCGATTGATTGATCCGAGGGACGGAAGCACCTTCTATGTAGGGAAAGGCAAAGGTAACCGCGTATTTGCCCATATGCGCGGTGAAGTGGCAGCGACTGATGATGACGAGTTACTGAGCAACAAGCTAAAGCAAATTAGAGAAATAAGGTTAGCAGGACTTGAGGTTATCCATGTCATCCATCGACACGGAATGACTGATGAAAAGACGGCGTACGAAGTCGAAGCAGCACTTATTGATGCCTACCCTGGGTTAACGAATATCATGAATGGTGCTGGCAGCAATGAATTCGGCGCCGCGCATGTCAAAGAGTTGATAGCAACATATCAACCCGAAACCATAACATTTCATCATAAAGCATTAATGATTTCCGTTAACAGAAGTGCAAAGGATTCAGAGCTTTATGATGCGGTTCGATTTAGCTGGCGCATTAATGTCTCTCGCGCCAGCCAAGCAGAAGTCATTCTTGCTACTGTAAGGGGGATCGTTCGAGGGGTTTTCATTGCTGATAAATGGCTCAAATCAACACGTGAAAATTTCCCTACGATGAAATACTGGGACGAGGATCCGGACTTTGAGGCAACACAAAGTTCTCGCTATGGTTTTGAAGGTCGAGAAGCCCCACCTGAAATAGCAAATCTTTATCTTGGAAAAAAAATACCAGATGAATTAAGAAAAAAAGGAGCTATGTCCCCGGTCCGTTACTCACCTAATTTTTGAGTCTTTAAGTGATAAGCATAAACCGCAGCACGATCTTCTTGCATACGACGTGCTACGGTTTCATTTATCTCCGACCGGAAACTTCTTATACAGTGTCGATACACCAACATCATAGATGATCGCCACCTTCTGGCGAGGAATTCCTGCTGCAATTAATCGTCCGGCCTGCGCCCATTGTTCTGGTGTAAGTTTGGGACGACGTCCACCAATTCGTCCCTGTGCGCGAGCAGCTTCCAGTCCAGCTTTTGTTCGTTCAACAATCAGTTCTCGTTCCATTTCAGCCAAGGCTCCCATCACATGAAAGAAAAAACGTCCCATCGGTGTGCTGGTATCAATAGCATCCGTCAGGCTGCGAAAATTAACGCCACGTTCGCGCAACTCCTCAACCAGAATGACCAGATGCCGCATACTACGCCCCAGCCGATCCAGCTTCCAGACAACCAGAGTGTCACCTTCCGATAATGTCCTGAGCAGTTTTTTCAATCCTGGCCTTTCGGACTTAGTGCCGCTTATCTTGTCTTCAAAAATCAGCTCGCATCCTGCACAGTTCAGCGCATTACGTTGTAGATCTGTGTTCTGGTCATTTGTTGATACGCGTACATAGCCAATAAGCATGGTAGATCCCCCTGACAAAAGCAGGAATGATGCCATTTGCTCGTTATTTCTTCATTTTCATAAACGTTGGTTTGGGAGAAGGTGCTCCAGCTATTGGCGTTCCGTTCTTCTGGCCGTCCGCTGCAATGCCAAATACTGTAATCGACAGCTGGTCCAGTATGGTGTTTTTGAAGTTCAACGGGGCGAAATTTTCTGCCACTGATTACCCTGTGCTGGCGAAAGTGTTTCCGGCGCTGGCATTACCTGACGCACGCGGTGATTTCATTCGTGTCTGGGATGACGGGCGAGGTGTAGACGGTGGTCGCGAATTATTAAGCTGGCAGAACGCTACAAACTTTTCTCAGTTTGCCGGGAATATAGGCGAAGGTGCGGGACACGCAATTAACTTTCATGATGGCATCGCCGGAAATCAGCCAGGATTTTCACGATTTAATTTCACCAGTAACTCTGTGGGTGATGGTGTGAATTTTGTTGCAGTCAGACCGCGAAATATTGCATTTAACTTTCTGGTGAGGGCTAAATAATGAAACCTGTTTTTGATGAAAATGGGCTGGCTACAGTGCCGGGCGATATGCGTTGTTTTTATTATGATGCTGAAACATCTGAGTATACGGGCTGGTCTGATGAATATATTAATACTGGCGTAAGTATGCCCGCCTATTCCACTGGTATTGACCTTGGCGAAAACATTCCGGGAAGAGTGGCAGTATTTACAGGTAAGGGATGGAGCCATGAAGAAGACCATCGCAATGAGACCGTTTACTCAATCGAAAATGGTGCTGCTGCTACAGTGGATTATATCGGTGCCATCAAAGACGGTTATGTCACGATTTCACCGTTAACGCCATACGATAAATGGGATGGTGAGAAATGGGTGACAGACACTGAGGCACAACACAGTGCCGCAGTAGACGCGGCAGAAGCACAGCGCCAGTCACTGATTGATGCAGCAATGGCTTCCATTAGTCTGATTCAGCTGAAATTACAGGCCGGACGGAAGTTGACTCAGGCAGAAACAACCCGACTTAACGCCGTGCTGGATTACATTGACGCGGTGACGGCAACAGATACCAGCACCGCGCCGGACGTCATCTGGCCTGAACTGCCGGAGGCGTAGGCCATTCAATATCTGGAGCACTGGAGGGATCAACCAGTTCCAGTGCGTCCAGATAATCAAGCCATAAATTATATTGCTCCAGCTCGTTACCTTTCAGACGACCAATAGCAGCTTTGCCAGGCCACTGATGGGTATTGATGTAGGTATTGACTTCTGAAACCAAAGATATTTTTTTCATTTCAGCCGTCAACACCTCATCCTCTTTTGAAGGGGGTGGGGAATTAATCCATACTGGCCGTCCTGAACTGTCAGCGCCAATTTCTTTCCCTTCTGGATGCAGACCAAGAAATTGCTCATATGTTTCTCTGGTAATTTCAATAACATCATCAGGAAGCGTTCCCGCATCCTCATATTCTGGAAACAATTCTTGCAGATAAAAACTTTTACTTCCGGGTGAAAAGAATACTGAGTTCATTATTACCGTCCAATGATTAACGCTGAGACGCTGGTATCTGAAGGAAAGGCTGCATTCAGTGGTTTGTCGACTTTGAACACAATCGTATTATTCCCCCTGACAGCGGCAAAAGAACAAACCGCAGTCGCGTATGAACCTGTAATATTACTGGATACACCACCATAAGCTGTTGTTGATACCAGAGGGATAACGCCCAGCACCTTATTAGGAAATACAAAGGGCAATGTGGCTGTGGCAATATAAGACTTATTAGAACCTGTAATGGCATAAGCATTATCAGTCATTCCATTCATCGCCACTCGACCGCTTATACTTACAGTAACCATCTGAATGATTAGCCCGTCAGGTTGACGAATCACAAAATTTCCATTGCCACCAGTAACCGTCCAGAAAGACATATCAGGGATTTGGTTTTCCCCGTTGCCCACATTTCGTTTTGCCGCTTCTCTCAAACCAAGGTTTGTGCGAGCGTCTGCGGCATTCGTTGCGCCGGTACCACCTTGATTAACCGGCAAAGCTCCGTTGCTCCCCTTCTGCAGTAATTTCCCAAGAGCCGGGATTGATAAACTGGTGCCATTGATCGTAACGGTAACGTTCTGGTTGGCTGAGGTTGTGGCGAACGTCTCCCACGCACCAATATTCTCGTCATACTCCTTGATAAGCTGCGACATGGCCTGCGCCAGCCCATCAACCGAGATATTGTCTGATACCAGAATGCCGTACTTCTGGCCGCTCAGCGCCGGTGATGCAGCAGGCGTTACCGTCATTGACGTGGCGCTATTCACGGATGAAATCTGGAACATCTGAACCGGGTTAGACATGACAATAATCGTCTGGCCAGCGCGAACCTGGCTGGCCGGTGCAGTCCAGTTTGTACCGGAGCCGGTTGCGGTATTTCCGTTAATAGAGATAGTTCCGGTGCTATAAATCATAACAACTCCTAAATTTAGACAACATGAAGCCCGGAGAGGTATATAACCATCACCAGAAATAATTTCTGAATTGGTTTTTAATACATGTTTGGCAACGCCAGTGTTGGCATAGCTATAGTTGTATCAAATGCCATTGACCACCCACCCAAATAATAATTGCCGACTACTTTATTCCTTTCCGCTATGACATTCCAACCTGTCATTACAATTCCTTTATACCTAATATTTCCGTAACCACCAACGTGTCGACAGTTAGCCCCGGTATAAACAATCTGGCAAAATTTATCACCAATATTCAGGTTCGCATTGGTGATATTTATTGTCCCATCAAAAATGAATGGCTTCGTGCAAGTAAGAAGACGTTTATGTTGACGATTGGTTTATTCAATCCATCAACTAAAATACCATGTAAACGAATTGCCATAACATTTCCCACTTTATTTGACTTACTCAACACAACAAGTATATTAAAATTGAACCTTGTCAACAACACAAAGGAGTCCAAATGAAACTCGCTCTAATTATGCTGCCATTATGTCTGTCCCTCACTGCATGTGGTAATGGTTTAAATACCGGTAAACCAAATTCCGGTGTCATTCCAAAACCTTTGGATCGAGATGGTAACGGTTCTTTAATTTATGATACCGAAAACCTTCCAATGACGGGGCAGTGGTGTCACGAGATTGATCACGAATACCGACGAATCGGTAGCCCTTCTAACTGTGTTATAGACTACTAAATATTAACCCCTAAAAAGAGGGGTTAATATTTTAATCTGTGAATGAACCAGATCCGTGTGATACTATGATAGTAGGAGAAGAAATGAACGCACCCCTGCCATTTTGAGCGGACACTTTAATACGCACTGTTACGTTTGGGCCTGTTACAACAGCAGAATGCATAATAAGTCTCTCCACGTCTTGCACAGATGAACCACTCTCATTGCCGTTAATATTGATTAGTCCTGCACCATTACCTTTAACGTTTGCTATAACACAGACGTGTCTTGCGTGCCCAGAACTGGATGAATCCGTATAAGTTATTACCTTTTCTAAAGATCCATCACTAGACCGACTCACATTCGTCCCTGTGTGCATATTTGCAATGTCCCCGATAAAACTTTGGGCTTCCACAGTCCCTTTGAATTTACCGCTTGTTGCTTGGATCTCACCAGTAAAGCTACCGCCACTAGCATATACTACACCTCTGACGGTCACATTGTTGAATTCAGCATCTCCAGCTTTATTCAACTTCCAACCAGCAGAACCAGCTGCATAGTTGTTGGACTGGATATAGTTGCCGATTTTGGCGTTCTCAATGGTGCCGTCCTGGATGAAGCTGGCCCGGATGAATGTCTGCCCGTTCTGGATCACGAACGGCAAAGCTACGCTATTTCCGGCTGCCGTGGTGACGGCGAAGCGGTCAGCCAGGAAGATAACCTGCGACTGCATGCCGGATGGCGTATTCTCCACGCCGATACCCATCCCCGCGGCGTAATACTGCCCGTTGCTGGAGACACCAACCTTGATGTTGTACATCGCGCTGAGTTCGCCATTAACGTTGGCTATAGCCTGAGCGTTAGTGGTGATGGCGGAGGTATGCCCGTTCACGGTCGCCGTGATGACGTTTATCTGCGTGGCGGTGGCCTGCTGATAGTCGGAGAGCGTCTGATTCAGGCTGTTGATGGATGCCTTGTTGCCGTTGACGTCCGTCTGCAGGCTCAGCAATGAACGTGCTGTGGCTTCCTTCTCACTGACGATCACCTCGTCGAGACGGTCCAGCTGAGCGCTGTTCCCTGCTACAGATGCAGACAACGTTTTACGCGCGGCTACCTGCGCCAGGTTGCCCTGAATAATTGCGATAGCAGAGTTCTTCACCCCGCCCGTCATGCCGTCCATAGACACGCTGATGCTGTCTATTCGCTGGCCCAGTGCGGTATCAGCAGTCGCAACAGTCTGCTCAAGCTCTGAGAGAGAAGACGACACATCACCGACCGTGCTCGAAAGCTCATTAACACTGGTCTGAACCTGCCCAATATCCTGCGCGTTTTTTGCGATTTCCTGCGCCTGGAGCTCAAGTTCATCGTTAGCCTGTTTGATATCATCAGCCATACCAGCAATTTTTTCGTTGGTATCAACGGCATTCTCGATCAGGTCCTTGAACGTCTCAGACCCTTTGATGTCCTCCAGGATCACATCGGTGATATCAGAAACATCGATACTGGCCTGACCACGAACCCAGCCGGTATAACCGGACTCGTTACCGGTTCGGTCAACCAGCTGCGCGCGGTACCAGAATATCTGCCCCGCCTTTAATCCCATCTGCTGATATTTACGCTGTGGGTATGGCACATCGGCCAGCAATATCGCATCACCATCAGTACCGGTCAGGCTGTACTGAATTTCCGTCTTCAGCGTGTCGTCGGTATTCGCCGGGAATCCCCAGTTCAGCTCGATGCCGAAAACCACATTTTCAGAAGCGATGAAGCCAACCGGCTTCGGTGGATTGCCCACTTTACCCGTCAGCGTTTTCTCTTCTGAATAGCCCCATCCGGATGAAATTTCTGCGGCATTGATTGCGCGCACCCGCACCAGGTAGCGCCCGGCATAAATCCCCGGGACGTCGAATGACGTGGTGGAGGTGCGCGGCACGTTAACCCAGTTCCCGTCGTTGCGGCGCCATTGCGCTTCATAGGCGATAGCGTTCTGCGCCTGGTCCCAGCTCACGCGCATCGTTTCGACGCTGATATTTTGCTGCACCACGGAAAACGAGCTGATCACGATGTTCGCAGGCGGCGACTGGTTACCAGGCGGGATCACGCTCACCGGCCGCTGGTCAATGATGGCTCCGGTATCGATGCGGGCATATTTATCCGGGTCGTGCCATGCGCCGGTGATTGAGAAAGTGCCATCACCGTTGTCGGAGACGCTGACAACACGATACTGCTGCGCGTAAAGCTCGTCAGATTCAACCACCCAAACAGCTTCGGCCTGTGGCGTCTCACTGTATGCCGTGGTGACTGTGACTGATTCCCCGTTCACGGCCTGAATGGTCCTGCTCTGCGACGCTCCGGAAGGCAGGTTGAGAATAAGGCGATCACCTGGTGCTGCATCAGCTACGCGGTCAAGTTTGATAACGCGACCGTTAACGGCGCTGATGCGGCCGCCCATAACCTTTCCGGAAAGCAGCTCATCGGCAACCGCGATGATATAACCAGGCTGTGGGATCTTGCCGTCAAGACCAACATCGAACGACACGATGCGATCCTTGTTATTGGTCAGGATACCCCAGCGCCCCTTACGGTTTGCCTCTGACTGCCGGGTACAACCAATGGCTGTCATTTCGAGCTGGTTTGTGCCGAAGCGAGCAACGAGCTCCTGTTCAAAAACCGGCTCCATCGCATCCGCGTAGGCATTACCCGGATCGGACCAGGAAACCAGTGCCGTGGTATAGCGGGTTTTCGTGGTGCTGCCCGAATAGGTAAAGCGCCCATTAACCACGTTTGCACGCGTGTAGCTGTAATCCACATCGCGGGGCATATCCGCCAGCGCAACGATTTGATCGCCACCCCAGTACGTCATGCCCCGGAATATCGCCGCAAAATCACGTAACACGGTATAGGCGTCATTCCTCTCCTGCACGTACACGTTACAGGTATAGCGAGGCTCAGTGCCGCTACCGCCTTTACCATCAGGAACCGGCTGATCGCAATATTGCGCGACCTGATAAAGCGTCCATTTATCAATATTGGCCGCCGTCAGGCGATTGCCCAGCCCAAAGCGGTCGCTCACCACCAGATCGTAAAAAATCCAGGCTGGATTATCCGTCCACGCCCACTTAAACGCCCCTGTCCATGTGCCGATGTAGGTGCGGGTCTCCGGGTCATACGTATCCGGAACGCGGATTACACGCCCTCGCGGTTCGCAGGATATTTGCGGGATAGAGCCGTTAAACTGGCTTGAGTCGAATTCGATGTACAGCAGCGCGGTGTTTGGATAACGCAGTTTGGCGTCAATGACCTCTGTGTAGCTCTGCAGCGTCATCGTGTCGCCAATTTTCGCGCTGTTGGCATCCGCCGTGAGCTTACGCAGGCGCACCGTCCATGTACTGCCTGCCTGTGGTAAATCGATACGATGGCTGCGTTCGTAGCCGGAAGTTGTCTTGCCGGTTACGCTGGTATTAAGTACCGTCTGCCAGGTGCCGCCATCGGTCTGCAGATCAATAGCGTAGTTAATTGAATAGCCAACCAGATCGCCATCATCCTCCTGTTTAAAAAGCGATGGCCACTTGAGGCGCAGGCGAACGGCTGACAGTTGCGTGTTGGTAAAGGTATGTGTCCAGCCGGTGGTGCTTGACACTTCGGTGCCCACGCTGATTTCATTTTCGGTACCGGGGATACCCTGAATGTATTTTTGTGCCTGAGTCCCTGGGCGAAATTCCCACGCCACGCCGCTGAAGTTTTGCGATCCGTCCGCATTCTCCAGTGGAGTTCCATCGAGATAGATATCCTTCGCCGTCAACTGTCCTGCAAATTCCCCCTCTCCCAGCGCAACAAGAATTTTGGCCTTCGCTACGGACTGGAGATCGTCTGGTTGTTCAGTCGGGGTGCGGGAACTTGAGCTGCCGCCCTTGCGGCCTCTAATCGGAGTAGATATAGCCATATTGCGCCCATAAAAAAAGCCACCCTGAGGTGGCTTATTGCAAGAGAAAATTAATCAGATATTTGTTTCGCTAAATGGGTTTACAAAATCAGCTTCTGCCTTGAAAAACTGACAATCACTGGAAGACGTTACTGATACTGGAATACCGGTGTCTTCAACTTCATATAGCTTTGAATATTTATCAGAAACTTTGCCAGAAAACTTCTCGCGACAAATAACCTCTCCGCCACGGTTTACTATTACTGTCGCATTTCCGCCGATCAGGATTCCGTCATCAACGCGATGCAGGCCTGAAATGGTCAATCTTAAGTATTTCTTCATTGTTGATCCCCAACGTAAATCCCGGCTGAAATAATTGCGCCGCCTATGCGTCGGCGACCATAAAGAAGCGGTACCGGATAGCCCTGCGCTGCGGTGTTTGTGACTCCGCCGAACGCGTATGAGGCGCGGTTATCTGAGCTCTGTTTGCTGGCCAGCCCTGTAGCCTGGGGGGATAACATCTGAACTACACCCCCAAGCGTTATGGACGCACCAGCAGCAAACATCATATTGCTGGCAGCTATACTCAGACCTGGCATCCAGATCGATGCAATCACTAATACTGCGCCCAGGATAGTTTGAATCAAACCGGCTTTTTTACTCCCGATGATTACCGGGACAATGCGGATAACATCGCCGGTAACCGGGAAACCGAGGTCATCCACACCGATGTTTTTTTTACCCTTAAATACGGAGTATGTGATCCCACGGCGCTGGCTGGAAATCATAAACTGCTCAAAGCCCGGAATAGTCTTTGCGAGCGCCACTCCCGCCTCGCTTACACGGGAAATCAGGCGGTGGTGAATTTTACCGAATGATTTCCCGAGCACGCCGCCAAGCTCAATGCGGGTCATTACTTCCTGCATGTTTCACCTGCCATTACATCTTTATAGCGAACGATCTTCATCGTGCGCTCCTGCCAGTATCCGCCATAAGGAACTCGCTGGCTCAGATGCCCGTAAAGATGGTGCAGCAGCATGTTACCCTCCAGTAAAATCCCGGCATGATTCCACTTATCCGCCTGCACCTGCATGATGACGAGGTCCCCTTCCTGAGGCGGGCCGTCAAACTCCCTGAATCCGCATTCATACCAGCAATCCTGATAGAAATTGTCCGGGTAGTCGTTTTCCCACCAGGGATAATCAACCCGGTAATCGTGGAGCTCGATACCGTGGGTCTGCCGGAAATAGCTCATTACCAGCCCCCAGCAGTCGAAGTGTCCAAGCACAAACGGACGCTCCAGCAGTGGCAACTCACCACGCGGCTGAATGGTACGTAAATCCCCCTCGGGCCAGCTCACGATATGCCAGGGTAAAAGCGTTGCGTCGCATTGCGCTTTATCCAGTTCGCTCGGCTGCGTAGTGGCGTCAGGGTGGCTGTGAACGATGGCGATCACCGTACCCCAGTCTTCTGCCGCTGCGTAATCTTCGGGGGACAGGTGAAAATGTTCAGTCGGCTCTGCTGCGAGATTACGACAGGGAAAATAGCGCTCAACCCGGCTTTTCTGTGCCACCACGCCGCAGCACTCGCGCGGATATTCCGCTGCAGCGTGTGCCATGATGGCATCAATGGTTTTCTGGCGCATATCAGCTCCTGATAAGAGATGTACCCGGGAAACCGCCGAACGGCAGCTCGTTGTTGTCTCCGTGCCGGAGCTTGCAGGCCGTCAGCGTGCCGTTGCAGACATCCAGCGAGGGATCGTCAACCGGATTATTGTTTTTGTCGAAATAGCGCGTTCCGGCATAGTCGCAGCCGTCGCCGGTCCGGTACTTGTTCCGGATGCACCAGCTGCATAACGAATGCAGCTGCCGCGTCGGAATCATCTGGCCCTGTAAATCCATCGGACTGGAAAGCGTAAATTCGACAACTTCATCCGTCTCGGTGCTTCTGGCATCGATATAAAAGACCTTCAGCTTTTCCTGTGACGGGTCTGCGGTGGGATTGCCCTGCGGAAAATTTCTGGCGTCCAGATACTGTGCCAGCGTGTCGTGGATACTCACTTTCGCCTGCAGCAGATCGTCATACGCCAGACAGAGCGCTGAGATCGAGCTGTCCAGGTTCGCCACACTCAGTTTTGGCTGTGGGCTGGTACCGTCCGTGGTCGCTTCAATACCCTCAACCTGACACGGCCAGGCTTTATACTCCTCCCCCTGCCACCAGATGGACTTCGCCGGAAGTTTATTCTCATCCCCGCCTGCAGCCTCAATCTCTTCCGGGGTATGCGCGATGTTATGTGCGTGAAAGCGGAGTACATCTGACATACCGAACGCTGTGCCATCGACAGAAAAAAGCCGGACTTCATTGCCCGGCTCGAGTTTTTGATAATCAGCATTAAGACTCATGGTGCAAATGCCTGTTCAAACGTTGCGGTTACGGTTATCACTTTTACGTTTTTAACCACCTTTTTGAGCGTGTCAGCCTCGACACGCCACAGAGCGGTATCGCCGAAAGGCGGAGTGAAAATAAACGACTTCACTTTATGCCGCCGAAGGAAGGCATGAATTTCATTCGCTGTAGTCGGATCACCGGAAAAGGAAAACTCATAGGTACGAATCTCATCATTCAGGCCGGAGCCGCTCACCTGTGCGTACCCGTCGCCGAACTGGACCTTCCTGACTGTGTCTTTGCTTCCCTCTGTGGGCTGGCTGGAGACCTTAATGCCCCAGGGGAATGTTTCTATCGTCATAACTGTTACCTGCGATTGGTCGCATTCCAGATAAGCCCACCGGGCTGGATTGCCCTGGCGATACCATCGTTGACAGATTTGTTAATCACCTGCTGATACGCCTTACCCAGCCTGTCTCCGTCGTTTTGCTGCTGTGCGTTACCGGAAGCATTCTCGACCGTCACCGGGGCATATACACTGACACCGAAAGGTGCTGCAGCCGGGCCTGTACCACCGCCCCCGACATACCCTCCCGTTGCATAGCCTTTCATCATCCGGTAAAGATTGCCGACGCCGATCCGGCTGGTAGCCTCTTTGGTGAAAACAAACTCACCACGGTGAACGACACCTGCTGGCTCATATTTCCCGCCTGAACCGGTATAACCGCCACCTGCAAATCCCAGCGCGGTTGATGCTGAATCCACCAGGCCTACCATCGCCTGTTTCAGCAGGATCTGTGTCAGCATGGAGAGCGTGGAGCGGGTGAAGTCAGCCCAGTCAGCCTTACCGCGCGTCAGCATGTCAGCCATATTTTGCCCGATTCCATCAAACGTACTGGTAGCAGCCGACTTCATCTGGCCATAAGCATCTGAAGCAGAATCAACATAATCTGCCCATGCGGATTTGGCCCCGGATTGCCAGTCGTCCCGCAGCTTATCCTGCTCGGCGTAATACGCCTGCAGCGCCTGCAACTCATTCTGATAACCAGCGTCGTTCTCCGAACCGCCACCATTTTTCCACCCCTGAAGAAGCTGGGCCTCCTCGTTGCGGCGTTGTGCTGCACGACTGCTCATACCAGCACTTTCCGCCAGGGCTCGGGTTTTCTCGCCGATCTGCGTGACGTATTTTTGGGACGTATCCTGCAGGCGGTTAAGCCGCTCCTGCGCCACTATCTGATCGCCAAGCTTCGCGTTCAGCTCTGCACGGGAAAGCACCTCGCTTTTACTGGCCAGCAGGGATTTTTCCTCAGCAGAAAGCGTCCGGGTCTTCGCGGCTTCTTCCAGAACTGTAAACCGGGACTGTTGACGCCACAGCTCCTGACGCTGCTGACTAATGGTGTCATTTATCCCCTTATGCTCCTGCAGGGTGCGCAACTGTGCCTGCAGCTCCAGCGTCTGGGCGCTGGCCGTATCGGTTGCACGGGCACCTGCGGGGGTTCTGATTGCCGGGGTCTTCTTCGGCTTTTTAAGGGTGTCTTCGTACTCTTTTTTCGCGGCGGCCAGGTTGATGTTGTAGTCAGCCTGGAGGATCCGCCCCTCTTTCAGAGCCTTATTGAGCTCGCTCTGCCTGGCCGTGTATTTCTCAAGGGCGGTCTGGGTTTTGGCATAGTTGGCCTGAGCCTGCGCGGCATATTTCTGACGTTCGGACTCTGCGACCGCTTCACGGGAGGCATTCTCTTCATTCGCTCTGGCAATGCCCGCCTGCTGCTGCGCCATATCCAGCGCCAGTCTGGCCGTTTCACGGTCATTCCAGAACCGGGCGCGGGCCTCGTCATTCACATAACGATCACCTTTACGCAGATTCCAGATTTCATCAGCCTTTTTAAACGCGGCCTGGGCTTTTGCCACCATCTCCTGGGCGGTGTCAGGTCTGCCAATATCAAGTGCTGCATCCCACATCGACTTAAAGGCACGCTTCAGGGAATCCGCTGAAGACTCAATCGTCCCCATATTGTCGCGGATGGCCTTGGTCTGATCGTTGAATCCGGCAGTAGCAGCCTGATTAGCCGCCTGCAGTGCGCCAGCCTCATCACCGGCACGCTGCAGCTGCGCCACATGGGCAATCTGTTCGGCCGTAACGTTATGGAACTGCTGAGCCATCGCGATCAGGCCCGATGTAGGGTCAGTAGTGAGCTTGCCGTATGCGGCTGCGACTTTCTCCACCGGCACGCCGGAGGCATCAGTAAATCGCGCCACCGCCTGGCTCATTTCATCAAAGCGCGAACCCGCGCCCACCCCCGCGTTGATAAGTTCGGTCAGCGCTTCACTGGTCTGGTTGAAGGTCAGCCCCGCTGCCTGTCCGTTACGCGCCAGTGCCAGCATGCGGTCAGCGGTCAGTCCGGCTGTGTTCCCCGACAGTACCAGCGTTTTGTTGAAATCAGACAGAGTGGAAGAGCCCTGGTACCAGGCATAGAACAACGCGCCCGTTGCAACGGACAATGCACCAATGCCGACCATCAACGGGGAAATCGTCCCCAGCAACGCCCGGAATGTCGGAATGATCCCGCCAAAGGAGTCCTTAACCTGACCGCCCTGCTGAAGCAGAATCAGCCAGGGGTTCTGCCCACCCGCCAGCTGCGTGGCCACATCGGTAAACTGTGCCGGGAGCATACGCATTGCTGCGTTATACTGACCCACAGAAATACCCGCTTTGCGCGCGGCGTTCTCCTGGCGGCTGAAGGACTGCTGGATACGTAACGCTTCGTCGTTTGCCGCACTGCCGGTCTGTTTTAATTCTTTTTTGACGTAGTTAAGCTGCTCGCTGAATTTCGACGAGTTAACGTCAAGGTTAACGACCAGATCACCGACTGCCGTCTGGGCCATAGCGCACGCCTCCTGAAATACCTGCAGCCTTCGCCATCAGCGTATTGTCATCCGGTTCATCAATGTCGATGGGTTCCGGTGTAGTATTAAGAATGCTGAAACTGTCCGGGGTTAACTCCGGATCGGCAAAAAACAGGGTTGAGATGGTGTAGAGCAAGCCGGAGAAGTGTGCGTCCAGCTGCGCATCATGAAAGTAATTGTCCTGATAGAAGATTTTCCAGTCGCCGTACTCCGTTGAGGACATGCCAGCAAGCATGGCACGCCAGTCCGGGCGACCGAACTCACGCGCCAGTTTCATGGCAAATTTCAGCTCACTGGCGAGGGCTTTTCCGCAGTAACGGGTTCAGCGGGTTTATAACCTTCTTCGGCGGATGCTGCCTGGTCATCAGTTACCGGCGCAATCATCCCGGACAGGAGCTTCACCTTATATTCCGCTTCGGCAACCAGTTCGGTCGGCCATGACTGCATGACCTCATCCTGAATCTTTGCCACTTCCGCCGCCGCATTTTCTCCCTGGGAGCCTTTCAGTTCGTGGCCGTGCCAGAGCGACATCGCCACGAGGAACGCCCCACTTTTTACGGTGAGGGTGATGGCCGCCTGGAAATCGCCAGCTTCAACTGCTTCCAGCTGCTTCAGGTATTCGAGGTATTCAATACGCTGAAGCGCCGAAAGCTGGAACAATGTGACGCTGCTGCCGTTACTTTCCAGCAGTTCGCTTTTTAGAAACATATTTACTCCGGGTCGGAACGGGGCTCACGCCCCGGTTATCAGGAAACAGTGACTTTGCAGATCGCCACAAAGTTACCGTCATTGCTCATAACGATGATTTCGACGGTGCCCGCCGCCACGCCGGTGACAGTCAGGGTATTGCCGTTAACAGTGACCGTTGCTTTTGAAGGATCAGAGCTGGCTACGCGGAAGGATTTATCTGACGCACTGGCCGGAAGGACTGAAACCACCAGTTGCGTTGTGGCTGCGACCGCTACAGTTGCAGTGGATTTATCCAGACTGATCCCCGTGACAGCAATCGGCGCGGTACCGCTGTCCTCTGCCAGCGATGGTTTGCCGTTGTTTGTGATTTTGGCCGTGCGGGTCATGACCTCTTTGGACGCTATGGTTTTACCGAGGCTGCTCACCCAGCCCTTAAACACATCGACAACACCATTTGGGTATTTGATTTTATATCCCCTCACGGTGCCCTCATCGAACCAGTTCACCAGGTCCTGCTGTCCGGAATCTCCCGGCATCCACGCGAGCGTCAGGTTGGTTTCACCGGCTGATTTCTGCCCCTGCATCGTTGATGTCCAGTCGGCATTCTCATCATCGATGTAGGTGTCATCTTCAGATTCAGCCGTCAGTTCACCGGGCTGCAGGTCTTTAATCTTTGCGAGGCGCAACCAGTCAACGTCTGAAAGCGGATTGGCATAGGGGTCACCGGTTCCGGTGTAAACCCAGAGAGTGGTACCGGCACCTTTTGTTGGCGCCAGCGGGTTTGGTGTGGCCATAGGATCCTCACATTACATAGCTGATTGAATAACTGAGATCGGCTGATCCCCACATCATCACTTCCTCATCTCGCTGATAGTCATAGCCATTTGCATTCATCAGTTCGATTAGGGGCAGCAATTCTGGGATATCAGCCAGAGCGGGGTACACTTTTTCTTCCATCCAGGCATCCAGAGCGGAATCGGTCTCTTTTGCCTTCAAAAAGACCTCGATATGCAGCAGTGCGGTCCACATATCTTCATCCACGCTATCTTCTGAAGCTCTCGCGTCTGTCAGATAGACGGCTACAGCAGGCAGATCTTCTTCTTCCAGAAATCCCGGACTGCCGTCGAACCAGGTTATTTGCTCTGTAATACTGCGTTTCAGGGCCGTCAGAACGGCGGCGCGTATCTGCGGGTGTTTCATCGTTTGAGTATCAACCTCAGTTGGTTTTGCAGGTTCTGGCGCATAACTGCTGGCATGTTTTCGTCCATAAGCCGTGGTAGCTCAGCACGGAAGGCCTCTGTAAGGGGAACAGCCAGGGGAATGCTGACCACTTCAATGGGATACCTGTTCTTTGTGGTGCGTCGCAGCACATGCCATCGACCATTTGCCAGTTGCTGGATAAAAGCGCCTGGAAAACGAAACGGGCCTATTCTGAGCACACTGTTTGCACCCGACTTATCCCGTTTCCTGCGGGACAGACGAACACTGGCGGGACCGAGTTTTATGGCGGGGAGATTTCCCATAAGCGCTAACTTAAGGGTTGAACCATCTGAAGAATGCGACGCCTCGGTGCCTCGTTAAGACGATGCCTCGCGTTCTTCAATTGCGTTTTGTAGGCTGTCAGGGATACTGTCCCACGAATGGCCACCTGTAAGCTCCAGATGACCATTTTTGTTATTCTCCACAACGAGTTAGTTCTTCTTTTCGGATCCGGCACTTCTGGGGGGGAAATCCAGCGATGGCTGGATTATGTCGTCAATTAAAAATGCGGCGAGTAGATTAGCAAATATCCACGCTTTCGCGAGTTCAGGTTCCTTTGCACGCAAAGCATCCAGGTGCAGCAAACTTTTGAGCCGCTTAAAAGCCAGTTCAATTTGCCATCGCAGACGGTAACAATCAGCCACTTGCTCTGCTGAATATTCATCTTCCGGTAATGATGTTAGCAATAGCACATGGCCCGCTGCTTCCAGCGTTTCCGCCTGAACTACTCGTCCTTTTCGACGATTCTCGCTGAGCAGTCGGGTTTTACTGATTAATGCTTTTTCGGGAGGAAGTGATACGGCAATGAGACGTGCCGGAAAGGGAGCTCCGGCTTTTTTATTACCTGAATTGCCTATCATTACAGTGGTTTCACCGTTCTTACCGCAATCCAGCCCGCGCAGAAAACCCATCATGTCAAAGCGCATTCCTTCTGCAGTTAACCAGCGCAATCCTCGCCAGTGAACCCGGACGATATAATCAGCTTCTCCAAAAGCAAGTGAGCGGATACATTCGGGACGCGAACCGAATCCCCGGTCAGCAATGCGTATCTCGTCTGCCGTTTGCGCAAATCGGTCCAGCCGTTCAGCGTCTCTGCTGTCGGTTAGCTCAAAATCAGTGAACTGACAGGTATGAGGATCATATCCCATATGTAGTCGCCATTCAGCGCTGCCGCCCCCGGGCGCACTGATTGCTGTTCCATCGACAAGACGCAATCTCTTTCCGCTTGTACAACCCGTAACTGCGGCGCGTACAGCAAGTGTTTGTGCGGCAAGTATGCCAAACCAGTCGGCGGCATTCCGCAGCCGCTTCAGGAGAGCCACGTCAGATAATGTTGCAACGTCATGGAGCTGAGCCCATGCAGTGACTTCACGTAATGACATCCCCCCGGGGCCGTAAGCCAGCCCCAGACGTAGCAGAGTTGCAGCATCACGAATTTCGCGGCGGCGGGTTAGAGCCCCGGCATTACGTGCCGAAGTATCCAGTTCTTCGGGCTTACCAATATGGGCCAGAATTGCTGACCAGTTATCGTGAGAGTAATTCATCGGCACGTTAAATCATATCAGGCGTAATACCACAACCCTTAAGTTAGCGCTTATGGGAGATTTCCCCGGTTCACCCGAATAAGTGCGCGTGGTTTACTGACGGTAGCCCGCCGTAACCGGGCACGTTGCTTAACCAGTTTTCGAGGTACTCGAGTCGATTTCGAAACGACAGAAACGCTTCGGTTGATGGCCTGCCCGGCAATACGGTTAACCGACTGGGCAGAGGCACGTGGAACGGCCGTTTTGCTGATGCTGTTGAGGTTTGCGATAGCCTGCTCGAGGCCTTTGATCGACATAGCCCCTCCTACTCAATGAAGATACGAGGTTTCCCGTTAAACAGTTCGTGACGTGTGACGGTCCAGTTTTTGCCTTCCCAAACCACTTCATCGTTTCGTCGCGGGGTATAATCTCCACTGAATACCACCAGAGACCGTAAATTCCCTGATAACGGCCCCATCTCTTCAAGCAACTCAGCAGAGATAACGTCGTATGTGATTCCGTTAATCAGAGCCGTTTTCCCCATCTTTTTTATGGTGGCCGCGTCCATGCGAGCCGCCATCCGATCAAAGGGATTAGACATTAATCTTCACTTCAACAACGGTGGTGTTTGCCGGTGCATCTTCCCAGGCGATGCCTGCGGCAACGGCATCCGTTCCATCGGTCTGGATTTTGCCGTCCTTCAGATACACCTGCGCCCCGGCAGTAACCGCATCTGCGGATACTTTTGGCAAGAGGAAAACACCCTCAGTAAAACCGTCCCCGGTATCGCCAGCCGGGATATCGGTAATTGCCACCGCGATAAGTTTTCCAACAACAACCGGGTCGCCGCTCTGAATATCGGTTGCACCACTGTTTACCAGCGGGATCGTTTTCCCGTCCTGCGCATAGTTCTTAGCCATAACTTCTCCATTCAGCCCCATGCGGGGCTGGTTTCAGGTATAAAAAAAGCCCTTACGGGCATCTGTTTGTCAGGACTGTTTTTTATTGACCAGTGGATTTGGTCATGCCGCGATGGTCCAGCGGCGCCACACCGGCATCAATACGCACTTTCGTGGCGATACCATCAGTGGTGAAGCCTTCCTGCTGATCGATGTAAGGCGTATCGACACCGTTGAGATAAGCGACCTCGATGGTGTCGGTGCCCTTCGCGGCGGCCAGATACCAGGCTTTCGCATCCGCTTCATCCAGACGCGGTTCAGCGATGACCTCTGCAAAGTTTTGGATCGGGTTAACGATGCCGGCATTAATATCAGCACCTTTAACACTGGCCGACTTGATAGTCTGATTCGCCAGGGTTTCCAGAGCTACAGGCACCAGCATGTAGGCTGGGCGGATATTCAGGGTACGCTCACCTTCCTTTTGCAGGCGCATCAGCTTGCGCGCTTCGTCCAGGCTGGCCACAGAAATTGCGCCCGCGCTCAGGTTCTTGTGATCGGCATGGAACAGCGGTTTGCCGTCGGAGAGCTTCGGGTTTTTGGTCAGGATGGCGTAAACCAGATCGCCAATCGTTGCTTTCGCCGCGCGCCCCATCTTCATCGGCACGTCGGTGAGCTGGTTCAGATCGTCGTTAATGATCGCCTGGCGGGTAACAGAGAAAATTTCACCATAAGTGGCAAGCGCGATGGTTTCGCCTTTATCACTGGTAGTGACGTACTTGTACTCCGCCCCCTCGCGAACCTGTCTCAGAGAAGGGAAACCACCCATACCGACACGATGCGCCGTTTTGAAGTCTGACAGCTGGCCTTTTTTGGTCCACAGTTCGAAGGTTTCCTGGGATTCTTCCCAGCCCTGAAGCAGCGCTTTGTTCGCCACATCCAGCAGAATATTGCCAAAGTCAGAGGTGCTGTGCGTCAGCGCTAGGCCAACCATCTGCATCGGATTGTAGCTGGATACACCGATACCTTTTTCTGTCAGGGCCATGCGCGCATACTCGCGCAGCGTCATACCGTTATAAACGTTATCCCGCTCCTGGCCTTCAAAACCGGCACGCGCCATCAGCGCCTGGCGAATACCATCCGCAACGAAATTACCGTTGCCCGCATAAATATGCTGTTGTGTGGTTTTGTTGGATGGCGTGGCCGTTTTACCGAGCTCTGCCAGCAGCAAATCTTTCGCCTTATCAACGGAACAATCAGGGTCGGCCACGCACTGATTTTGCAGTTCCATGTGTTTATTACCGAACATGGCAAAGAGATCACCGATGGCGTTAACACGGGCTTTCTGCTCAGCCATCACCTTCGCGCGGATCGCATTTTCATCCGGCGCCGGGTCAGTTTTTGCCTGCGGTGCCTGAGACTGGGTAATAACCGGGTCACGCTGGGTAGTATTGCGCGGCGGGGTGAGCATGTTGCGAATGCTTTTTGGCATTTTTTCAAATTCCTCAATACGTTTTGAATGGATACAGGCCATAGCCTGCAGGGATGGAGTCACCTGGTCGGCAAAACCCAGTTCAAGGCACTCGCTGCCGCTCATCCATGTTTCGTCTTCCAGCATTGCCGCAATTTCTTCGGTGGATTTTCCGGTTTTTTGCGCGTAAGCCGGGATAAGAACGGATTCAACCTTGTCGAGAAGATCCGCATAGTCGCGCATATCGCTCGCGTCACCACCAGCAAACCCCCAGGGCTTATGGATCATCATCATCGTGTTTTCAGGCATGATGACCGGATTGCCTACCATCGCAATCACCGAGGCCATGGAGGCCGCGAGACCGTCGATATGCACGGTAATCGCCGCGCCGTGGTGCTTCAGCGCGTTATAAATAGCAATACCGTCGAAGACATCACCACCGGGCGAGTTGATATAAAGGTTGATGTGGGTGACGTCCCCAAGTGCCCGGAGATCATTGACGAACTGTTTCGCCGTTACGCCCCAGTACCCGATTTCGTCATAGATAAAAATGTCGGCCTCGCTGTTATTGCTGGCCTGCATGCGGAACCACGAATTACTTTTTGCGCTGGCTTTCGGACGGTGGCGCGCCCGGTTCTTTGGCTTCGGCACTGGTGCCTCCTTTATCATTGGCGGGGTCGGTGTCAAACACCAGGCCCTGTTCACGGTTCTCGTCAACCTCCGCTTTACGGCGTGACTTAACATCATCCGGGTTGCGACCGCTGGCACGTATCCAGTCGGATTCGGTAGCAGCACCGCCGCGGATCTGCGTTTTCCAGGCATTCGCTTCTTTAACGGGATCAATCCACGGCATAACGGGCCCCGAATAAACCGCGTTATAAAGCGAGTCCATATCGATGCCTCTCGGCAGCTTGATTTCTCCGGCAGCAATAGCCATCTTCAGCCAGGCCCGGTACATGGGCCGGGTCACTGAACCGATGAACCAGTCCTGAAGAATCAGATATCCGTCGGTTGACTCGACAAGCTCCTGCCGCTGGGCACTGTACGTTCCGTTGTAGTTTCTGGATGTGCTGGAAAAGCTGAGGCGACTGCCGGCGGACACGGCACGCAGCTGTCCGTTACGAAACGACTCGAGGTTAGGGTTCGGGCGATCGGATTTAATCATCCCGATTTCTTCCCCGGCCTGCAGCTCGTCATAGAGCATACCGGGCTGAATCATCAGCTCGCGGTCATCGCTGCTGGAATCAGACTCGAAGCTCTGTCCGTCGCCTTTTTTGATATACATGCCGAGTGCGGCAGCAATTCTGGCAGCGGTAAGCTCCGAGTCCTCGTACTCTTTCAGCGCGCTCAGACGCATCAGAACACCTGACAATAGAGACGTTCCGCGGGTCTGGTGCAGGCGTCGTGTGAATTTGAGATGAAGCATGTTTTCTGCATCTATCTCTTTGGTATCGAACTGACGCCCGGATACTGGCAGGCTTTTATAGACCTGATATTTTTTCGGGCGCCCCCAGTTATCGACAAAAACGCCCTGATTGAGCTGGGTGGCGGCATCGCTGTTCATCGGCACGAAGTCCGGCTCCAGCGCTTCCAGCCAGAACGGCACGCCAGCAACCGGCTGAAGGCCATTTCCGGTACCGCGAACCAGCTGAGCAAATACCTCACCGTCCCGGAGCCACGTTCGCAGCATCAGCCGCTCCAGCATGGGGCGGGTAAACTGGGTTGTAACATCGGGTCTTACGGACCATTCGCCCCACTTTCTGCGGATATCAGTGGCCAGCTTTTTAGCTATCTTCCCGTTAGTCAGCATCGGATGCGGTTCAACTATGATGCCCTTCGCACCCACCACCCTTTCTTCCAGCTTGTCGAAAACGCCAATCACCAGATCGTGGTTGTTGTCCAGCCAGCGCGCCTGCTGCCTCAGTGAAACCGCCCCCATCTGGCTGAGCTGATCGGCTGAACGATTTTCCTTCTGGGCTTTGTGGGTACGCGTTTGCTTTACCGCCTCATACGCCTTAATAACTGCGCGGGCACGCAGGCGTGAGGCTTTCCAGCCTGGTGAAAACAGGCCTATCGCATCATCTAAAAAACTCATCCAAACCTCGCCAGCCTGTAGCCGGGTCGCCCGCGGCGTTTGTTATTGAGCGTAGCCAGTCGTCGCTCCCATTCCTGACGGCCTTTTCTGATTTCCGACAGGTTTTCGAGCGTCATCTGCTGCCCGTTGAAAGTGATTGATTTCCCCTCCAGAACAGACAGCTCGGCTGCAGCGTAGCGGTCGATCATGTTTTGAATATCTGCTGGATTCACACCCAACCTCCTGACGAAGACCACGGATTAGCCTGCTCGGTTACGGGCTTCTCACGTTTTGGTTTTGATTTAGATTTCGGCGCAGGCGACGGGGATGGCACTTCGCCAGTTTCCGTCTGCGTGTCCTCGATCCACGTTTCCCTCCGTGCCCACTCAGGAGCTGACGGCCATTTAATTTTTTCGTATCCACTAAGGATGGCGAGCGCATCTGCATAAACGAGCAGGTCGAATGCTTCGTTTGCGCCCCGGCCGGGCTTACTCCACTTCCCTTCATTCGAGCGTTCCTCATATGTCAATTCGTCATAGAACCAGCTGCCCAGCCAGGCGGGGAAATGCACATAGCCAGGGCCGGGTGAATCACGCCACAGCGCATTGTTCACCCGGTCTTTAAGGGCATCGGTCTGGAGAAGATAAAGAGGCACATCCCCGGTCGCCTGTGCGCGGCGTGTTGATCTGCCGGTGTTGTCGGGAAACGTTCGCTGGATAAGTTTGCTGCGACGAACACTGTCACCTTTGAAGAGATAGATACGCTTACCCAGCCCCTCCCGGCGGCATCTGCGCCAGAACTTGTAGGCATTATCCGTTACACCGTCCTCGCCCCCGGAGTCCACGGCCATCGACATAAGCCGCATGCCCTTTGACGGGTCAGATGCCAGAGGCCACGTTTTCTCAAAGACGTCAGTGAGCAAAAGATCCCAGTCCTCCGGATAGCTTGCCGGATCAACCTGTATGCTTTCCCCGTTGCCGTCACAGCGCAGCGAATACCGTATGTTGTAACGGTCAATTATCCAGCGCTCACCCATACTTCCGTAACCCGTAACCTGCACTACAAATCGCCGGTCGCGCCCGGCCTGCACGTCCACGGTCGCGGTGAGAAACTGCACGCCGTCCGGTACCGAACGTTTTGGAACATCCTCGGCACGCTGCTCGAGCAATTCACTTTTACGCTGCTCCAGGCTTGCCCGAGGCAGATAGGGTCTGCCGAAATCGGTGTTGATCACCGTTTTCAGGGTTTCTTCGCTGCGCGTGGATTCGTATTCCTGCTCGGCGGTCAGGTACTTATAAATAAGCTGCGCCCAGGTCTGGTATGCAGCTGCCGGACCTTCCATCCAGAAGGAGGCAATACGGGAACGACGGCCATCACCACTTACCTGACCTTTACGGTCGATACTCTGCCCATCCCTCAGCCAGACACATTTCATGTTCAGCGCACGCTTCATGTCCGGTGTGATCCTGCCTTTACAGGCCGGGCACTGTAGAAACGCGGCTTCACTGGCCAGTACGGGATCGCTGCTGTCGCGGTACCCGGTCATATTGTCCATTTCCGGCTGGAAATACTCCCCACAATGCGGGCATGGCCAGTAAAGGCGGCGGCGGTCGCCACGGTTATAGAGTGATAAAATTCCGGTAGTTGGAGGGGCTTCATGAGGCGTGGTTCGCCGCCATTTTGTGTCTCTGATATCCCTGCCGGGTGAACTCTCAACCAGCGTCATCCCGGAGGACATAAATGTCGTGGTACGTTTCGACGCCAGTGAAAAAGCGTCGCCCTCCCCGTCGATATCTTCAGGAAAGCGGTCGTAATCCGTCAGCGCCACACTTTTATAGTCAGAGGACGACATAATATTGACGGATGGCCAGCCGAGCTTCAGATAGTTACCGGCGCGGAATGTACGATCGTAGACGTTGTTATCGTTACGCCTCGGGCTTAACCGGTTTTTAACTTCAGGGCTGCAGCGAAAAGTACGGTCCAGACGTTTTTTTGAATGCTCGCGCGCCTTTTCCTCTGATACCTGAATGACGAGCATATCTGCCGGATCGCAGACGATGTTATAGACAATCCATCCGTCAATCAGCCCGATGGTTTTACCCGTTCGCGCCGGGCCAACAAACACAACCGCATCGTATTCACGCGAGGACAGGCAATTCATCGGCTCAATCACATAAGGTGCAAGATCCGGGTCCCATGGAACTGAGTTTCCTGCCCCCATTGGCACGCGCATATATGTACCGACCGCATCGGCCACCGGCATACGACGCGGGGCACGTAAAATACCGGAAACATCGCGGCGGATGCCCCTGGCGGATGCCCGCTTTGCCATCAGTCCTCCTCTGGCTCTTCCTCCTCTGTTTCAGCGTCCTTCGCCCTCTCCGCCATCTGGTCGCGCAGGTCATCGATAACGTTTTGTACGCGGGAAACCGCAGTCGGCGTTAATGCGCAGTCGCGTTCGAGTATGTCAGGGAGAGTTTCAAGTACCATGACGACGGCTTTCGCCATCAATGAGAATTCACGCGCCACTTCATCAGCGGGTATTAACTGCCCCGTATCTTGTTCAAACTTCAGCCTCTCGTTCTCTGCTTTCCAGTGAGCGAGCCTGTCGGATGGATCCATATCGTCGATATTCGTCGACACGGTGGGGATCATCAGTTCGGTCAGAATGTCTGTAACCAGATAGAGCTTTAATTTGCTGTTGCTGCCTGGCGCAGGTTCGACATTTTTCAACCTCGCGGCAACCGTCTGACGGTGTACGCCGGTTATCCCGGCAAGCTGGTTGATATTCAGTTTTAATGCGGCGATTTCCTGGTCCATGATGGTGAACACTTTTTAAACGATTCGACATCTTGCGAAAACGGACTTTAAACAAATCAAAGACCTGCATAAATGATGATGATGACCCTAGATCGCAAAAACTAGCCGTTTTCCGCGCACGCGCCGCCCCGTGGTAGGCAACCCCGCCGGGAGGACCCATAAGAAAACACAGGTCCGACCGCCGTTTTGAATTCTCTTCTAAATGACTCTAGTTTGATTTGAGTATGCAATACGCGTAAAAAAGCCCCGCATAGGCGAGGCTGGAATCAGACAGGGGGGATTAAGACTGGATATTCCAAATCATTGCGTTACCGTTATGATTTTCAATGATTTTTGCCAGTGGTGCTCCACCAAAAGAATGCATGTAGCTGTGATGTATAGTCAAAACCAAATCTTGAAGTACTTGATCACTTTCAAGTTCGGTAACATTCAACCCAATTTTCTGCGCCTTATCAAAATGAATATGACGCGAGTGGGTATAGGTTGTGTGATGGTTGTTTAACTCTGAACAAACATGTGTTGCTTTTGATTCTGCCTCAGGATCATTATCAAACATGCCTGTCATAAGCCAATGCTTAACAATCTCATTTGCCCATTTGATTGCTTTCTCACACTCGCCGATGATCGTCGGGTTTAGCTTTTGAAGAATGAACTGCCACATCTGAACAGCTGCGGGATTTTGAAAAATTTCCGTCTGCGCACGATTCCATTCTTCAATGATGGCATGGGTGGAGAAACCGTTGAACTGAGGATCAATTGGGCCAATGTTGGACTGTTTACCCATGATGATTTCATTGGCACAACATGCAAGCATAGTTCCGCAGGACATTGAAATCATAGGAACAATTGCTCTGATGTTAGTTCCAAACTTCGACCTTAAGTAATGCCCGATTGATTCCAAAGCGGCAATATCACCACCTGGAGTATGAAGTATCAAATCCAACCCTTTTGATACATCTAAACCATTGATGGCTGTCATCAACCCGTTCTTATCATCATCAGTCATCTGAGTAAGATGGCGTACTTCTGCACCACCATGCTGTAACCACCCTGAGTAATATGTGATTACATTTCTTCCAGTATGATTCGAAAGTTGAGATAAGTATTTACGGCGAACCTCATCCATAGGACTTTTATGGGCGAGAGCCGTTATCTCGCCCAGTACGTCGCTCCAATTAGGCATAAATCAGTACGTGTAAAGTTGATGACTTGTAGTTTGGTTTTGCTTCGATTGTGTAGCGGTACCTTGTGAGTACCAAACACCTGTGTTTCCACTCGTACTAGTTTGCTGTGCCATTACACGAGAAGCGAAGTTGTTAACAGTTTCACCAGTCAACATTTCTGCCGGTTTGATATTGTAAACATCGTAGAACTCAGCTGGGGTCATAATGATAGCTCCTTTTATAGCGCTACATATAGTGCCTGTGCCAAGGGGGACATACTATATGTGCCATTGTTGTCATATTTAAATGTGCAAAAAGCCTCAAAAGAGGCTTGAAAAAGATGCAAAAATACTATCTATGACGTGACTATAGCTACTTACCCACAGTTTATACAAGCCAAAAATGCTAAATTCAGATAATCCTATTCGCTGAAAAACTACACAAAAGCTACGTTCATCTTGTCATTAGATAACGTCAGTAACTTTCACTGGATCTAAGCCATTGGTGAAAAAGCTAATTGCATGATGAAGCACTGTAATGTAGCAGTTGAGGTTGTTAAATGAGAATCACCCTAACAATGTCAACGGACATTATTCATTTTCGTAACTTCTCAATCTCTCGTATACCCGCCAGGTTATTGTTGCCCTTCTCAATAACAGCCAGCAAAGGTTCAATCCAGAGGACGGCCTGGCAATACGTCATTGAGCTGGCGGCAGCGGTACTATCATCGGTTGCGTTAGTGTTCCCGGTATCGGGGTGCATTGCGCTGGCACGTAAACGGTACGCGTATTTGAGCAGCCCACCAGCGACATCAGCAGGAACAGGCAGATCACAGGTCTTTTCACGTCGGAGAATCTCCCGGTATTCGATGACAGTTTTCTCAGTACCGGCATCGATCAGCGAGTTAAGGCGGTTGGCGTTCTCTGCTATCTGGTTAAACCGATTGAAGTTGAAAGCCTGTGTAGTTATCACCGTCGCCTGCAGCGCGTTATCATTACGTAATACCCGATTCTCACTCTGTTCTGTTTCAAGAGCTGAGCGGCTACGAACCAGTAATACGCTAAGCACTGCAATAATGATTACGACAGCCACCAGCAGAACCGCAACAATCGTAATTTTTCTGGGTTTCATCAGAATACCCCCGGAACTGATACCGGAATGCCAGGGTTAAGCGGCCCGAGTCCATCCCCCAGAACCTGAGGTTTCTCTGCCCACAGGCAAACTTCACGCTCAATCTCACGCCTCGTGATTAAACCCTTCCACTGTTTGTCACCAGCATAGATCCAGCGCCGCAGTTGTTCGCATGCGCCTTTCGAATCACCCTGGTTGATTTTTCGTAACAGTGTGGAGGTTTTGAAGTTTCCCGCGCCTACGTTATACGCAAATGAGTACAGCGCCCCTCTCATCGTTTCGGGGATCGGAGCATTGATATATGGGTTAATCTGTCGGGCGACAATATTCAGGTCTTTATCCAGCAGCGCCTGGCACTCTGCTTTGGTGTAGGTCTTGCCGAGGATAATATCTTTACCAGTATGGCCCCAGCATACAGTCCACACTCCAACAACATCCCGATAAGGCTGATAGCGTACACCTTCAAGGCCATCATTACCCGTTGGGCCAGTAATCAACGCCGCAGCGATAGCAATAGCGCCAGCGGGTATCGCTGCAATAACGCTATTCTTCAGCTTTGGTGGCATAGCCATTGCGCCGATCCTCCCGTTCTTTCCAGCGGAAATACCAGTTCACTGCACAGGTAATAACAGTGCATGCGATACCGACAATAATTGCCCAGTCGCTCAGGCTTAACCCTGCAATTCTGTCGGCCAACATCCAGGACACCTCTTTTGCTGTTTTAGCTGTTTCGGCATATGCCTTCGCTGATACACCGCAGCCGGTCAGCGTGGTTCCTGTTCCATATGAAAGTCTGCTGTAAATGGTGCTCATTCTGGTCATAGCCTCACCTCCGATTTTTCGGATGGCGCTGTGTGTGTGTTTGAAAAGGGTCAGGCTTCACGGGCTGGATTTATCAACAAAGCACGTAGCGGATGATTCCCGTGAGCCTGAAATTGATGAATATGTCTGAAATAACTAGACCATTAGTAAAACAACTCGATAAATGTGGTTAAATGAGACTACGTTCTCACAACTTAATTAGTACCAATGATTATCAAGCCCTGTCCCTACTGCGGAAAGTTAATTAACCCAGAATCACTTGTGTGTAGCCACTGCCGGATAGTGAATCCTTTTGTGAAGGCCAGCAGAAGAGAAAAAGCGAAGAATGTATTAGTAATCGCTCTCGTTGCTGCTTTTTTAATTTGGATGATTCTCTGAGTTGCCAGTTTTCAATGAAGATAATGCGGGCAAAAAAAGCCTGCTCGGACGAACAGGCATGAAAAATAACAATACCGTCAAGGAGGTGGCGCCGGGTGCCTCCCGGTGGAACAGCCCCAGCCGACTAGTTCCGCGCAAACAAACCTGGACAAAAAAGTTTGACTGGTCGCCCCTCCGCATAGGGGGATTCACCACACTAAAAATTTAACATCTGATGAAACTCGTTTCAATGCTCTACGACGATGTGACAGGGGTATTGATGCAATGCAAATAGACCTACTCTCGGAGCAAGGATAACAACTTTTCCGTACTCTCTTCTGTAAGTTCGAAGTGGATCAATTCTTCGCCATTCTTGAGAATGTAGAGTTCTTTACTCCCTTTATCATCAGTAGTGATATCAAGGGCATAAATATCAGGCTTGCATAGCGTAATGCCGCCTGTCGTAACTAGCGTCTTATTAACGAGGTGACTCATGGGGATACTCTCCGAACTGGATTCTTTACTGGAAAAAATCCCACTGTGGAAAAGGTTAAAAACAGTACCCGACGAAGTGGATCGTCTCAAACAGCAGGTCGCCGAGCTTGAGGCATACATCAAATCCAGCGGTGGGGAGAAATGCCCCAGATGCTCACAGATGAGCTATAGCCTTGACCGAACCGTAGATGACCCCGATTTCATTGGGCTGGGAGTTCAGAGAGACTATTACAAATGCTCCAGCTGTGGGTACGAAACCTTTAAACAGCGCTGAGATTGCAGAAACGACAAAGCCCAAGGCGTTAACCTCGGGCTTGTATTTTTGCTCACTTTCGAGCCGTTACGTTGCTTTTAAAGACTGCCGCTGTCTAACTGCTTTTTACTGATGGCTTGCCGACCAACTTTTTTCAAACTTCATGCCGCCACTTAAAGTTAAGGCAGCATATCAAAGTAGACTCAAATATGACGCATTTAATCCAGTTTTGCAAGACTTGAGTCTAAATTTGTCGCCTTTTGTTGTGAACGTGATCGCGTTACCTGCAAAAGAGAATCGCTATCAAGGCGCCGCAAGGTGGTTTTCATCTCCTCCCACCGTTCTGTAAACGTTTCTGACCAGTTCTTCGGGGTCACTCCGACCATGGCGGCAAGCTTTTGGTATTCATACGTCTCACGCCCTGCCAGCTCTGCTTTCACGTCCTGAGCCGCGAGCCAGACAAGCTTCTTCAGGCGCTCCATCGTTTTGCCGGCCACCTTCTTCGCGCCGAGCTGCTCCCGGAACTCTGCCCACGCCCATTGAGTGATTTCCACCTGATAGCACCAGCGCACGTTCTCGCTATAGTTCCATAGCAACCACGCTTTCTGATGTTCTTCGAGAGACAGAACCGCGCGGCGCCATGAAGATGTTGAGAACTCAACCTGGCTGACCAGTGCAATGGATGAACCTTTTGCGTACGACTGCTTACCGGAAATCGGCGGATTATCCAGCGTAATCATCTTGCCCGTTACCTCATCCAGAATGCGCGGCTTCTTTCGTTTATATGTACCAGTATCAAATTGTGCATGCTCCAGCCAGGCTTCAAGCTGGCCTTTCGTTGCTCCGCTCAAATCAGCAGTAGCCACAATGAGTTGCTCGCGGACATACTGTAAATATTGGGTATTCATGCGGCAGCTCCTTTCAGTGTTTTGGCGTAATTCTTCAGTATCCGGTAATCGGTCAAAACAGAACCGGGGAAACGATATAAGCGCAGGCGCATCCAGCGGTGGCGAAGACGTTCTGCCATATAAGACTCAAACATCATTCATTCCCCAGTTCAGTGATGGTCAGCTCCAGCTTCCCACCTTTGGTAACGGGCATCTTCACAACACGGTAATCAACGACCTGAACATCATCCAGCCAGAAACCTGCTTTGGTGAGTGCGTCAAAAGCGGCTTTTTGCAGATTATCCAGGTCACGGCGACGGCGATCCGGCATGTGGCACTCAATACGGATTTTCACAGGCATAGCCAGGCCGATATCCAGCATTGCGTTTTTAATGATTCGGGCGACGTTATCGCGGTATGCCTGCCCCTCTGCGCTGACGTGCGTGCGCCCGCGATTATGGCGGTAATAGCGATTATTGCTCGGAGGCCAGGGTAATGTGATGCTGTAGGTATTCACGCCTTAATAACCCCCTCTTTCAGCCAGATAACCTGTGTTCTCGCCATACCTTCCAGCGCGCATTCTTTTGCATACTCAGCATCGACAAAATGTGTGCGGCGGTCGATTTCGTCGTGACAGGCAGAACATGCGATGGTGGCAATCAGGTCTGGCGGTTTGATACCGGTACCGCACAATCCAGCCAGCCGGATATGTGCCAGTACAGACGTTTCAGGGTTGCCATTACATACGCCAGGGATTCTTACCTGGCATTCCCGACCACGCGCTGCTTTTCTCAAATCAGCCATGATTCCTCCTTGCTGCCAGTCGCAACCATTTTTTATCAACCAGGCTGGCGGTATATCCTAGCAGTGTTGGTATTTCGGATGGCTTCAGCTCAGGTTTACGCTTACGACGATTTGATACTCTGTAGATGTGTCCGTTCATGACACGAATAAGCGGTGTAGCCATTACGCCTCCTGCTTGTCGCGGAGCAGCTGGAACTCGCAGCTCTGCGGAATAGTCAGGTGGCAGCCAATATTCATCGCCCAGGCTTCAACCTTACACAGGAAGACATACATCTCTCCGGTATCAAGATTGGAGGTATGACGTAATGACTGAATGGTGGTGATTTCACCGGTTACGACATCAACCAGTTCTTTGGTTTCATAACCGAGATAAGTGTGTTTGAGAGCATCTTTTACCCAAGCTGGAGTGGCGAACGTTTTACCCCTGCTGATGAGGTATTCACTGATTTCGCTGTACCACATGTGGCTGAGTGCATTCTGGGAAAGACTGCGTCTCTCGCGCCACGGTTTAAGCACCATACGAAAGCATTTGCCGTCCTCCAGATAAGGCTGGATCTGCCGACCGATAGCGGTGAAGTTACCGCGATGCAATTTGATACCATCTTGTGGGAGGTTCACGCTTCACCTCCGCAGAGATCAAACGCTGGATGCAAAATATCGCAGGTGCATTTCTGCATCTGTGAATGGAGAAGAGAGGTTGGATTGTATGTGCGCATAAACGTCCCCGTTTAGCGCAGAAGTCACCGGAGTTGTTCAGGCTCCGATTACTTAATTATGGCAAGTTGATTATCGCAAATCAAAGGTTTTAATTGTGCTTTATTCTTTCAAGCGTTTCCTTCATACCAAAGCCTATAAAGTTTTTCTTCTTCGTTTGGGTTAATAGGCTCACCATGTTTTAATTTTTCAGTGTACAAAATTGTTGAACAAATCGCGGAAGTTAATCCAGTGATCGCCATCTGCCGCAGATCGGATTTTTGTGTCCCCCCCAACAGACGATCTCCCATCCATGTAATAATTGTATCCATGCTTCAGCCCTTCTTAGTAAATAGTGTGTAGGGCGACTGAAGGACCGAGTTTATGCTTTTTCGCATTGCTTTCAGTTAGTAGACCGGTATCGCACCGGAAACAATCCTACGGCAAATTGGTTGTCTGACCTCTCGGTTTTTCGTGCATTAACCGATACCCACTACAGTCTCGGCGAAAGCTGCACACCCCCAAGGTGTACTGGTAGCACTCGGCACAGCCTAGCGCGCCACTTTCTTCTCACTATCCAGTCTAATTTTATCCCCTAGTCAGACACTCAGATGTAGTGCTCCGCAGCGGCATGCGGGGGAATACAAAAACTCGGACAAAATTGGGCCCTCCTTTTTGAATTACTCGCGGGGATGTAGTTATTAATACATGGGAAAAGATCTGTTTTCAAATCCAACATTATATGGTTTCAATACCACGGGGTGGCTATGTGGCTATGTGTTTCTCATTATTATTTACAATCTACTGTAATCGCTCCGAACGCAAATGCGTCAATACTCGAATCAACTGATCATCCTGCCACGACTGAAATCTCAAATAGGCCGTTTCTCAAGTAAGAGATTTTGAATGCATTATTGGCTACTGAAATAAAAAACCCAGCGCCAACTGGGTTCATATGAAATTTTTTTGTCATTTCCAATTGCAAGACTGTGAAATTTTTTCCACAACCTTATCAATCTCAGACAAGTCAAACTCAACTACTTGCATAGTTGATCCATAAGGTTCAAACCCAAAAATAGCTTTTTTATGCTTAGCCAAGGTCTTTATAAATTGTATTGGTTGTGGAGCAAATGCAGAATCACCGCCTTCCCCACCTCCCCAAACACTCTTGACCGGCTTTCCGCCATCTAACCGCACTGTAATTCTTGGGTTGTCCGAACCCATATAATCATTGAATGATAAATAGGCATCTGTTTTGTTATCACTACAACGCAACACCAGTGAAGTTGCACGATCAGTACCTGCTTTGTTATATGAATCTGGTGATAAATTAAGAGCCACAAAGTCAGTCTGGTCAGTCATTTTATTTATCTCAGACTTTGTTATCCACGGCCCTAACTTCTCTACACCAGCATTTGCTGTAAACGAGGCACTTATAACAAAGGCTAAAATAAATTTTCTCATAACCCTATCTCCTTGGATTCAAAGAACTAAATATTATCAAGTCTCTTGCCACTAGAAAACCCACTTTATTTCCAAACTCTGATGGCATTCCTTAAAATCCGCTTCATACTCACTTGCCCCGCCCTATCATCCTGAGTAGCTAACCGTTAAACAAACGTTCGCCAGACCTTACCATCAATGACCAGGATTCCTGCCCGCGCCATTTTTGCCGCAGCCTGATTTATGCTGGTTAATGTCACACCTGTTGTCACAGCAACGTCCGGCGCACAGAAGCTCTTGTGCGTCTCCAGATAATGAATAATTGCCTCTTTGCCCGTCATACACTTGCTCCTTTCAGCCCAAACTTCGCTTTGATTTCTGCGATCTTCGCCAGAGCCTGAACACGATTAAGCGGTCTCCCGCCCATAACAGGAAGTTGTTTTACTGGTTCAGGTATCGCCTCACCACGGTTAATTCGCGCTGTCATACAGGCCAGTTCATCGGCAGCCTTGCGCCGTAATTCCGCATCAGTCAGCGCATTGGCCCGCATGTTCTGATACAGGTTGGTAACCAGCCAGTAGTGCGCGTTTGATTTCCACGGATAAGACTCTGAATCCGGATACAGGCCACGTTTCCGGCAATACTCGTAAACCATATCAACCAGCTCGCTGGCGTTTGGCAGCCCGGCGGTAACGGATGCTTCTTCCCGGCACCAGGCAACAAACTGCCCGGGTGATGGCAGGAATGGTCGATTCTGCCGACGGGCTACGCGCATTCCTGCGTTAACCTGTTCCATCGTGGTGATCCCGTTTTCCCGGAAAGCCAGAACCCACTGGCGGCGGATTTCGTTCAGTTCGTTCTGGTCCCGGTTAGCCAGGCTCGCCGGGAAAGTTGCCAGTAACTGGCTGAACACACCATTGATGATCTGCGCTACCTGTTGTACCTGCGGCTTTTCGTCGTACTGTTCCGGCATGTTGTTGGCGATCCGGCGCATCTGCTCACGGTCAAAGTTAACCATCTGTGCGGCGATGTTTTTCATAAATCCACCCCGTAAATCCAGTCAGTGTTTGTCAGGTCGAGTTTTGATTTTCCGGCTGTCACGCCAGCCTGTTGCTTGTTACGGTTGATTTCGAGTTGGGTCCACTTGTCGCGGAGTTTGGCCGGACTTAGCACGTTACCGGACCAGAAGTTGTCCTGGCATGCCCAGCGGAACAGCACGCACATGTCGCGGTGGTTACGGCCGTCACGTTCACGCATCAGACGGATATCGTTAGCCCACCCTGCAAAATTCGGTTTTCTGGCTGATGGCGCGATGGTCTTCACCATGTCAAACATCCACTCTGCGGCGGTCAGGTCTTCTGCTGTCCCCCACTTGCTGCCGCTCTGAATTGCAGCATCTGGTTTCACCACAGGAAGGTCGTTTTCTGGTTGGTCAGAGGATTCGCCAGAATTCTCGGACGAATAAGGTTTTATATTGTCTTTTGTTAGTTTGTCTTTTGTGTTTACCTGATTCGGGTAAGTGCCTTTACCTGATTTGGGTAAACTTTTCTTACCTGATTCAGGTAAATTTACCTCTTTCAGGTAAACTTTATTTTTCTTACCTGATTCGGGTAATGTTGACCATTCACTGACCACATTATTAATGCCTATATTCCGCCCGCTCTGAATAAAAATCCCACGCTTTACCAGAGCACTTTTTGCAGCAGAACACTTGTGCGGCAATATCCCGGTTAATTCGGAAAGTTGCTCGTTGCTAACCCAATCCAGTTTTTTATTAAAGCCATATGTTTTGCGCATGACAGCCAGAAAGACCAGAAGCTGGTGCTGTGTTAATCCGGCCAGCATCACAGCTTCCAGCAACTCATTTGCAATGCGCGTATAACCATCATCGAGATCTGCCACGCGCGGCTCCTTTTGTGCCGCATCCGGCACTGGAAAATTGAATATCTCAGCAGTGTTTGCCATAATTCCTCCCGCAATGAGTGTGTTACGATTTGCACCTGAAAGTCGGTTCTGTTCCAGCAGACCGGCTTTCGCCATTTCTGAACCTGTCATATCGCCCCCAGCATGGTAGTAACCATCGCCATCAATGGACCAGCCAGATCTGGGTCCACACGAAACATCGACACAATACCTTCACTAATTTCCTTCAGTTTCTGGTGGCGTGGTGCGTTGAGAATGACAGCCTGTTTTGCCTCACTGAGTTCCTTTTCCATTTCAGCCAACCTAGTCATGAAGCTATCCTGCTCAACCAGGTAACCGCGATATTCCAGCGGTAGTACCGCCAGAATTGCCGGGGTCAGTTCACGCACGTTATTTCGGTATTTTTCAGAATCGAATTTGTTATCGAGGAAGCGGAACAGCTTCTGGCGTGCACGGCTGACATCATCAGGGAAATCGATGGTGCCGTCGCCCTGCTCCCGATACTCATTCACAATGAGTGCGGCAACGACATCCTGATTATCTGCAGCCGACCAGGCGCGGACGGCATCACGGATTTTTTCGTGGCCTGGCGCCTGTTTTGTTTGAGAACGATTTATCACCGCAGTCGGGCTAAATCCGCTAGTCTGTTGGTATGTAAGTGGTTGCATAGTCATTGCCTTATCAGTTCACGCCGCAGTTTAGGCGGCAGAATTACTCGCGTTAAACAATGGTGCGAGGTCGGGACGAATATCTGCTGGTTTAATCTTTCCACCAGTGGCTGAGACAATTTTCATTACATAGCGGGCATCAATTCCGCCACCGTGTAGCCAACGCCAAACTGTGGGTTGGGCTACACCGCATAGATCTGCCAGTCGTTTTTGACTACCTGTAATACTGATTGCGAGTTGAATGGTTTTATTTGTCATTATCAATTCCTATTGGTATTGAAATGAATGAATAATAGCAATGCGTATTAACCAAAATCAATAGCAAAACGTGTTTTGACCATCAATACGCAAGCGTATAAATTAAAACTTATGAAAAAAGAAACTCTTGCTGATCGCTTAAACCTAGCGATGGAACAATCTGGAATGTCTCAAGGCGCTCTTGCAAAGGCGTCTGGCGTAGCTCAACCCACTATCTGGAGACTGACAAGCGGCAACGCGCGCGGCTCAACAAAAATTGTTGAAATAGCTAATGCATTGGGTGTTCGAACAGAGTGGCTTTCATCAGGCATAGGCCCGATGAGAAATGACGGTCAACAATCAGGAAAGCCTGCTGTCAACCACTCCAAATACTTCAAGATTGACGTTCTTGATATAGAAGTCAGTGCCGGGCCGGGAGTCATCAACCGTGAGTTTGTAGAAGTTCTACGCTCGGTTGAGTACTCGTTTGACGATGCTCGTCACATGTTCGATGGTAGGAAGGCAGAAAATATCCGCATCATTAACGTACGCGGTGACAGCATGTCAGGAACGATTGAACCTGGTGATCTTCTATTCGTTGATATCACGGTTAAATCTTTCGACGGTGATGGTATCTATGCGTTTCTGTACGACGACACAGCCCATGTAAAGCGCCTGCAAATGATGAAGGATAAGCTGCTGGTTATCTCTGATAACAAAAGCTACTCACCGTGGGACCCGATCGAGAAAGATGAGATGAACCGGGTATTCATATTCGGTAAGGTTATTGGGAGCATGCCGCAGACATACAGAAAGCATGGATGAAAATGTAATTCGCGATGGCTTAATTGAGCATGGACTGATAGATAGTTTTTTGAAAGCCCATAAAGGCAATGTTACAGAATTTTTTGATACATTACGATAGATTGAGTTGAGGTAATATCCGTGATTAGAGTAGGAAGACTGCTTCCTGGCGGAATTGTTATTGAAGAAGGACACCATCGCCCAATTAAAGGTGCTGCAATTCTTCAGTCTGAGTCTGGAGATGTAGAAGAAGTCATTGTTTTTGCGAAGCAACTTTCAAACAGAGGTATCGCCACCGAAATTACTTGTGCTGCACTTGGTAGGTTGCTCTCTCTTCCGATTCCAGAACCAGTATTACTATTTGATAATAACAACCAACCTTTTTTTGGGAGTATTGATACCGCTTACCCCAGCTTTACGCAGTTCATCAGCAATTCATCTGATTCTGGAGTTCTTAAGGCACTGGAATCATGGCCTCTATTGCAAAAAGCAGCCTATTTTGATGAATGGATTGCAATGGATGATCGTCATAATGGAAATTTACTATTTAATGGTGACGACTTTATTCTGATTGATCACGAAACTGCAATCCCTCCTGGATTATCTCCAGACCAAACTGGTATAGATTACTATTCAAATCAACTGCTTCAACTTGCAAATGACTTAATAGATCGCAACAATGAAATTGCTATCCAAATGGCAGCAAATGATGCTCGAGCATGGGCATCATCTTGTAAACAAGATTCTATCGAAAAATTAGATGAAGAGATTTATGCCAGTGTTCACACTAAACCCAAGAACCAGATGTTATCATTCCTTTCTGCTAGAATAGAGGTACTTGGTGACATACTATATGAGCAGATAAAACCGAAACAGACACAGATAAATTACAATGCTAAACCTTGATCAACTCTTGAAATCAGCACCAGCGATGCCAACCTCAACAGGTAGCTGGGCGTCTGTATATCTTGAGCCAATGGTAGGTTCGGGTGAAAGACTGACTGTCATAGTCGCTGTGGTAACGTCCAACGGAGATGTTCTCGTAAAGCCAGCAATAAGGAAAGAAGTTATCGAAGCCATGTACGGATTCAGAGCGTCTTCTTTCAATCGCATGATTGAGGTTATTTCAAACAGCCTTCAATATCACCTTGAAAATAATAAAAATTTTTCCGGATGGGTTCCTCCTATCTCAGGCATTACATTGAGCACTCCTCGACAAGCCGTGTCTGCTAGTGTTACAGGTATATTGCGACAGGCGGTTGCTCTATCATCTAGCTTATCCTCGCTTCTAGAAATTGAAAATAATCATGTAAAAAAACGCTCTAGTAATTCGAGGGAAAAAGATCGATGGTCAACGCAACTACTCGATGCTGTCATAAATAAAGATAACAGAAGAAATATATTCTTCAATCGACAATTTAGTTTTAGCGATGGGCATCGACCTGCAAAGATATTTTATCTGAGCGACCATGCGGCCATCAACACTGGAAAATTACTTCCGCATAACTTAACCGAACAAGTAAAAGATGGAAAGGCAAAAATCTCTGATTTATCAATGATAAAAAAACATGGCGATATATTCCCTCGCGATACTCATAAACTTATAATCTATAAACCTGAGGATGATAACCCTGCTTATACTGATAAAAACATTGCATCCATTAAGAGTGCTTTCTTAGCACTTCAAGATCTTGCTTATACTTACGATATATCTATTACAGCTGTAAACTCTGTAGAACAAGCTGCAAGTATTATTTTAAACACAGCAGCCTAATGCTCACAACTAACCCGGCCACCGTGCCGGGTTTTTTTTGCCTCCCCTCATCACACACCGTTCAAAAAACCACCACAACCTCGCTTCAGTTATCGCTATGCGATGCAAGTCACAAAATAAATTCTTTTTGCTATCAAACATTTGATATCAAAACACATTAATTAATAGCAATAAGTATTGATGCCACCAATAGCAATAGCTATTATTACCATATCGCAACAACACAACGATACGGCAACCACCTGATTCACTGTTGCGATGACCGCTTAGATCCGCAGCTTGAATTTCAGCAGGCTCCGGGGAGTGCGAGGGGTGAAGCGGACGCGTGAACGTCGGTGTGACCAGCTGAAATCAACTCAACACTTTATACCTCAGTCGCTTCAACGAGGCGGCTTAGTTATGACAACCGGCGGCCATCCACCGCCTGAATACGCGCAGAAGTCTCTATATGTTCAGCAGCCCAGCTTACGGGCAGGAGTTTTTATGGTTCATCAACATTACGGAACGCAGACCGTTAATCGCGGTGCGGTCATGCCAGGAATGCTGGTCAAACACAAAGATGGTACCTGGACTGCATCAGCTAATTTACGCGGACGGCTTTATCTGCATCGTGGCATCGAGCGCACTTATACCCGTGACTTGCTCGTGGAAGTTTTTCTCGACGGACGCGGCAACGGCCTGAATCACTAACCCCCTTTCCTGTTTTCCTAATCAGCCTGGCATTTCGCGGGCGATATTTTCACAGCTATTTCAGGAGTTCAGCCATGAACGCTTATTACATTCAGGATCGTCTTGAGGCTCAGAGCTGGGCGCGTCACTACCAGCAGATCGCCCGTGAAGAGAAAGAGGCAGAACTGGCAGACGACATGGAAAAAGGCCTGCCCCAGCACCTGTTTGAATCGCTATGCATCGATCATTTGCAACGCCACGGGGCCAGCAAAAAAGCCATTACCCGTGCGTTTGATGACGATGTTGAGTTTCAGGAGCGCATGGCAGAACACATCCGGTACATGGTTGAAACCATTGCTCACCACCAGGTTGATATTGATTCAGAGGTATAAAACGGATGAGTACAGCACTCGCAACGCTGGCTGGGAAGCTGGCTGAACGTGTCGGCATGGATTCTGTCGACCCACAGGAACTGATCACCACTCTTCGTCAGACGGCATTTAAAGGTGATGCCAGCGATGCGCAGTTCATCGCATTGTTGATCGTCGCCAACCAGTACGGCCTTAATCCGTGGACGAAAGAAATTTACGCCTTCCCTGATAAGCAGAACGGCATCGTTCCGGTGGTGGGCGTTGATGGCTGGTCCCGTATCATCAATGAAAACCAGCAGTTTGATGGCATGGACTTTGAGCAGGACAATGAATCCTGTACATGCCGGATTTACCGCAAGGACCGTAATCATCCGATCTGCGTTACCGAGTGGATGGATGAATGCCGCCGCGAACCATTCAAAACTCGCGAAGGCAGAGAAATCACGGGGCCGTGGCAGTCGCATCCCAAACGGATGTTACGTCATAAAGCCATGATTCAGTGTGCCCGTCTGGCCTTCGGATTTGCTGGTATCTATGACAAGGATGAAGCCGAGCGCATTGTCGAAAATACTGCATACACTGCAGAACGTCAGCCGGAACGCGACATCACTCCGGTTAACGATGAAACCATGCAGGAGATTAACACTCTGCTGATCGCCCTGGATAAAACATGGGATGACGACTTATTGCCGCTCTGTTCCCAGATATTTCGCCGCGACATTCGCGCATCGTCAGAACTGACACAGGCCGAAGCAGTGAAAGCTCTTGGATTCCTGAAACAGAAAGCCACTGAGCAGAAGGTGGCAGCATGACACCGGACATTATCCTGCAGCGTACCGGGATCGACGTGAGAGCTGTCGAACAGGGGGATGATGCATGGCACAAATTACGGCTCGGCGTCATCACCGCTTCAGAAGTTCACAACGTGATAGCAAAGCCCCGCTCAGGAAAGAAGTGGCCTGACATGAAAATGTCCTACTTCCACACCCTGCTGGCTGAGGTTTGCACCGGTGTGGCTCCGGAAGTTGATGCTAAGGCGCTGGCCTGGGGAAAACAGTACGAGAACGACGCCAGAACCCTGTTTGAATTCACTTCCGGCGTGAATGTTACTGAATCCCCGATCATCTATCGCGACGAAAGTATGCGCACCGCCTGCTCTCCCGATGGTTTATGCAGTGACGGCAATGGTCTTGAGCTGAAATGCCCGTTTACCTCCCGGGATTTCATGAAGTTCCGGCTCGGTGGTTTCGAGGCCATAAAGTCGGCTTACATGGCCCAGGTGCAGTACAGCATGTGGGTGACGCGAAAAGATGCCTGGTACTTTGCCAACTATGACCCGCGTATGAAGCGTGAAGGCCTGCATTATGTCGTGATTGAGCGGAATGAAAAGTACATGGCGAATTTTGACGAGATGGTGCCGGAGTTCATCGAAAAAATGGACGTGGCACTGGCTGAAATTGGTTTTGTATTTGGGGAGCAATGGCGATGAAGCATCCTCACGATAATATCCGGGTAGGCGCGATCACTTTCATCTACTCCGTTACAAAGCGAGGCTGGGTATTTCCCGGCCTTTCTGTTATCAGAAATCCACTGAAAGCACAGCGGCTGGCTGAGGCGATAAATAATAAACGGGGGCTGTATGACTGATTTCACCGGAAGCAATACTCCTGCCGAACATCGCGACAGCTGGCGCACACCACCAGAGATTTTTGCTGCGCTTAATGCAGAGTTCGTTTTTCAACTTGATGCTGCCGCCAGCGAAAAAAACCGACTATGTCGGCTTTTTATCTCACAGGAGCAGAACACATTAACCACTTCATGGCCTGAAGCAATGGGATATGCCTCTGGTTATGTCTGGTTGAATCCACCATACAGCAATATTTCCCCTTTTGTGAAAAAGGCAGCCACTGAAAACAAATTCAGTAGTGTGGGATGTGTAATGTTATTGCCTGCTGACACATCTGTCGGATGGTTTCATGAAGCGATACAAACCGCCAGTGAGGTCAGATTCATCACGGCAGGACGACTGGCATTTATTAACCCACTCACTGAGAAACCCGTCAGTGGAAATAATAAAGGCTCGATGCTCATTATCTGGCACCCATACCCCCGTACACACTGCCACTTTACGACCGTTGATCGTGGAGAGTTGATGGCGTTCGGCTCAAGGATTCTTGCCCGTCGGGAGGCTGCATGACAACCACGGAATGCATTTTTCTGGCAGCGGGCTTCATATTCTGTGTGCTTATGCTTGCCGACATGGGACTTGTTCAATGACACCTCAGCAGGAAAACGCCCTTCGCAGCATTGCCCGTCAGGCTAATTCTGAAATCAAAAAAGCCAGACAGCAGTTTCCGGATAAAAACGTCGATGACATTTGCCGTAGCGTACTTAAGAAGCACCGCGAAACGGTAACGCTGATGGGATTCACACCGACTCATTTAAGCCTGGCGATCGGCATGTTAAACGGCGTCTTTAAGGAACGGTGAACATGAAAAGCAAAATCATCAGGGAGCTACAGGCTCCTTTTTTATTGTTCGCATTCATCCTCAAGCGTATTAACCAACAATTCAGGGATTAATGGAAGATGGCAGACATCATTGATTCAGCATCAGAAATCGAAGAATTACAGCGCAATACAGCAATAAAAATGCGTCGTCAGAACTACCAGACTGTATCCGCAACTCATTGTTGTGAGTGTGGCGATCCGATAGATGAGCGAAGACGCCTGGCTGTTCAGGGTTGTCGGACTTGTGCAAGTTGCCAGGAGGAGATCGAACTTAAGAACAAACAATGGGGACTGTGATGGCCTCAAAGCAGCAAATTTCAACATCGTCCAACTGAGGTGTAAAAATGTTCAGAATCATTTTTCCTAACACCTGGTACGTCGACCACCACGGCACTCCCTGCAAAATCCTGCGTTCTACCCACAACAAAGTTCACTACATCCGAAAAGGCAGAACATGTATCGCCAGCATGTTCCGCTTTAATCATGACTTTGAACCTGTGAATAAAGCTGATGCAGATCGGATAGTAGAAGAGATCGAAACGGCAGAACACATTAAGAAGTTACGTGACATGCGTTCAAAAAGCAGAGGTAACCATGGAATCATACAGCCTCACACTCGATGAGGCCTGTCAGTTTCTCAAGATATCCAGACCTACCGCTACCAACTGGATACGAACAGGCCGCCTACAGGCAACACGCAAAGACCCCACTAAACCAAAATCTCCTTACCTCACAACGCGACAAGCCTGCATTGCGGCGCTTCAGTCTCCGCTGCATACTATCAAGGTGAGCGCGGGTGATGGCATAACAGAGGAAAGAAAATGTCACTCTTCCGCAGAAGTGAAATATGGTACGCCAGTTTCACATTGCCGAACGGTAAAAGATTTAAACAGTCTCTTGGAACAAAGGACAAAAGGCAGGCGACAGAGCTCCATGACAAGCTAAAGGCTGAAGCATGGCGGGTCAGCAAACTTGGTGAAATACCTGATATGACGTTTGAGGAAGCGTGTGTCAGGTGGCTCGAAGAGAAAGCACATAAGAAATCACTGGACGATGACAAAAGCCGGATCGGATTCTGGCTTCAACATTTCGCAGGGATGCAACTAAGAGACATCACTGAATCAAAAATTTATTCAGCGATGCAGAAAATGACAAACCGGCGTCATGAGGAAAACTGGAAACTCAGGGCAGAAGCATGCAGAAAAAAAGGGAAACCTGTTCCAGAATACACGCCAAAACCAGCGTCCGTTGCAACGAAGGCTACGCATCTTTCATTTATAAAGGCCCTGCTAAGAGCCGCAGAGCGTGAATGGAAAATGCTGGATAAGGCACCAATTATTAAAGTGCCTCAACCAAAGAATAAACGGATCCGCTGGCTGGAGCCCCATGAAGCACAAAGGCTGATTGATGAATGTCCGGAGCCATTAAAGTCTGTTGTTGAATTTGCACTGGCAACAGGCTTAAGACGCTCGAACATCATCAACCTTGAATGGCAACAAATAGATATGCAGCGCCGGGTGGCATGGATAAACCCGGAAGAGAGTAAATCAAACCGCGCAATTGGCGTTGCGCTGAATGATACTGCATGTCGCGTATTGAAAAAACAAATCGGGAATCATCACCGTTGGGTATTTGTGTACAAGGAAAGCTGTACCAAACCAGACGGAACGAAAGCGCCAACAGTAAGGAAGATGCGGTATGACGCAAACACAGCCTGGAAAGCGGCGCTGAGACGGGCTGGTATTGATGATTTCAGATTTCACGACTTGAGACACACCTGGGCAAGTTGGCTGGTTCAAGCCGGAGTCCCGTTGTCAGTGTTACAGGAAATGGGAGGTTGGGAGTCTATCGAAATGGTTCGTCGATATGCTCACCTTGCACCTAATCACCTTACCGAACACGCACGGCAAATAGACTCGATCCTGAACCCATCGGTCCCAAATTTGTCCCAGTCAAAAAATAAGGAAGGTACTAATGATGTGTAACTTATTGATTTAAATGGTGCCGATAATAGGAGTCGAACCTACGACCTTCGCATTACGAATGCGCTGCTCTACCAACTGAGCTATATCGGCCCTGAAAGGACATGTTCACGAACGTGAATCACGGTGGACAAGGTTAAAACTAACCGGGCGATGCGTCAATGGCCTTGTGAATCAAATGGCTACTTTTGCATCACCCGGTTTTATTTACGCACGAATGGTGTAATCACCAATGCCGATCCACTTGTAAGTGGTCAGTGCTTCCAGCCCCATTGGGCCACGCGCGTGGAGTTTTTGTGTGCTTACCGCCACTTCCGCACCCAGACCAAACTGGCCGCCGTCGGTAAAACGCGTAGAGGCGTTAACGTAAACAGCGGACGAATCCACTTCGTTAACAAAACGCTGGGCGTTGCGCATATCGCGGGTCAGGATCGCATCGGAGTGTTGTGTGCCGTGTTCACGAATATGGGCGATGGCATCGTCAAGATCGCTGACGATTTTGACGTTCAAATCTAATGACAGAAACTCATCGTCATACTCTTCGGCTTTAACAGCAACCACCTTCGCAGGGCCTGCCTGCAACTGCGCCAGTGCAGCTGCATCTGCGTGTAATGTCACGCCGCTTTCCGCCATTTGTTTGCTTAATGCGGGCAGGAAGCTATCGGCGATGTTTTTATTCACCAGCAACGTTTCAACCGTATTACATGTGCTCGGACGCTGAGTTTTCGCGTTGACGATCACTTTTAATGCTTCAGCGATCTCTACACTTTCATCAACGTAAATATGGCATACGCCTATACCACCTGTGATCACCGGGATTGTCGACTGTTCACGGCACAGTTTATGCAAACCAGCGCCACCACGCGGGATCAGCATGTCGATGTATTTATCCATACGCAGCATTTCACTGACCAGCGCACGGTCAGGATTATCAATCGCCTGCACGGCACCCGCCGGTAAGCCGCAGGATTTCAGGGCATCCTGAATCACCGCCACCGTTGCAGCGTTAGTGCGACACGTTTCTTTGCCACCGCGCAGGATCACCGCATTACCGGTTTTCAGGCACAGCGAAGCGACATCAACCGTCACGTTCGGGCGCGCTTCATAAATCACGCCAATAACCCCCAGCGGTACGCGACGACGCTCAAGACGCAGGCCGCTGTCCAGTACGCCGCCATCGATTACCTGCCCCACCGGATCGGCGAGGTTGCACACCTGACGTACATCGTCGGCAATGCCTTTCAGCCGTGCGGGCGTCAGTGCCAGACGGTCAAGCATCGCTTCGCTAAGGCCATTGGCTCGCGCGTCAGCAACATCCTGGGCGTTAGCGTTGAGGATGATTTCGCTTTGTGCTTCCAGTTCATCGGCGATTTTTTCCAGCACGCGATTTTTTTCGCGGCTGGAGAGTTGCGCTAATTTATACGAGGCTTGCTTCGCGGCAATGCCCATTTGTTCCAGCAT